TGCGGGTGCGTATTAAACATCTCTGAGGGGAAGGAGAAGTGTGCGTACCATCAAACCCGGTATATCCTTGGCGATGTGGACCACAGTAACGCCGCGTGAGCGGTAAGTGCTGATTTACCTTTTTGGTTTGTCGTTTGGAATATACTCGGCAAACTCAACTTCAGTTGACGTCCCCCACCAAATGACAGGGAGCTATACCGTACGATTAAATTGCAATCCGGATTGGTTGACGTCCCCCACCAAATGACAGGTAGCTATACCGCAGCCCCCCCGCAAACGGAGCATCACGCACAGTTGACGTCCCCCACCGAATGACAGGAAACTGCACCCGCAGCGTGAAAGGAAAAAATAAGATGCCAGTATGTGTTTTAAGTGCAAACGGTGAACGGCTGATGCCGACCGAAAATTACGGCAAAGTGCGCCATCTGTTGAAGGATGGCCGCGCTGTGATTGCGAAGCGGAACCCGTTCACCATCCAGCTGACCTACGATACCAGTACCTATACCCAGCCCATCGAAATGTGCGTCGGCACCGGATATGAGCATATCGGCGTCAGCATTAAGACAAAGGCAAAAGAGGTCGTATCGCAGCAATATGATATGCTCACGAACGAGCGCTCTCGCCATGACGACTGCCGAGCGTACCGCCGGACGCGCAGAAACCGCCTGCGGTATCGGGCTGCACGGTTCAATAACCGTGTATCAGGCAAAAAGCCCGGTTGGATTGCTCCGTCTCTGGACAACAAGGTGGAGCGGCACCTGGATATTATCTCCCGTTATCTGTCTGTCATGCCTGTCACGGATGTCTTTATCAAGGCCGCGACATACGATACACAGCTCCTTGCGGCGCTGGAGGCAGGGGAACCTGTCCCGCAGGGCAAGGACTATCAGCATGGACCGCAGTACGGCTACGATACGCTGCGGGAAGCGGTCTTTGAACGGGACCACTATACCTGTGTGTATTGCAAGAGAGGCCTGAAAGACGGCGCTATCCTTCATGTCCATCACGCCTACTACTGGAAGGGTCTGCATGGGAACAGCATGAGGGAGCTTGCGACCTGCTGCGAGAAGTGCAACACACCTGCCAATCACAAGGAGGGCGGGAAGCTGTGGGGCTTCGATAAGCCTCTGCGGAAATATACCGGCGAAGCGTTTATGAATAGCGTGCGCTGGATTCTCTATCAGCGTGCGATGGCTCGCTTCCAGGGTGTTGCGGAAGTACACATGACCTATGGCGTCATCTCCAAGCGCGTCCGCACCAACCTCGGCCTCCCGTATTCCTGCGCTACGGATGCCTACTGCATGGGCGAGCTGCGTCCGGAAGCCAGATGCGAAACAGAGGTCTTCCAGAAATACAGGCGAAACAACAGAGTCCTATCCAAATTCTATGACGCCAAATATTACGACACACGGGAAAAGGGAGTTATCCGTTCTGGCAACGAGCTGTCCTCCGGCAGGACGAACCGCAATCATAACCTTGACGGCGAAAATCTGCGCCGGTTCCGTGGCTGTAAGAAGTCAAAGGGCCGAACCTCGACCAGAAAGCAGAGATATGCCATGCAGCCGGGAGATATCGTGGTCTACGGCAATCGCAAATACGTTTCCAAGGGCTGCTCCAGCTATGGCAGGGCATTAAGCCTACTCACGGATGGAAAGCCGCTTGTGGTCAGCATGAAGAAAATCCAGCTTGTTCGTCATAAGGGCGGCTGGGTGCGGCTTCCCCATGCAGCAGCCGAGGCAAAAAAATAACCACCTGCGGATAAACCGTGGGCGGTGGAAATTGACAAAGCGGGGCCTTTTTGGTAAGATAACAATGCTCCAAAAGGAGCCAGAAAGGCGTTACCATATACGGTAGGCGGTCGGCACTTCCCTGTGGAGGGAGGTGATGCCAATGGTTACTTACGAATCGCTTTTTGCGTATTCTCTTGTTATCATCGGCCTTGTGGGTCTGATAGTTCAGATTTGCAAACGAAAATGACCGCCCCTCGCCAAAGGAAGACGGTCATTTCGTTTGACTCTATTCTCTTAGGCTGACCGCTTATCGGTATCGCCTTTCTGCTTTTATTATACACCAGCAAGCCGCTTTGTCAAGCAAGACAAGGCGGCTTTTGCCGTCGGAAAGGAGTTTTCCTATGAAAAACATCATGCTCAGCATCCGACCTGAGTGGCTCCAGAAAATCCTGTCGGGCCAGAAGACCGTGGAGCTGCGCCTGTCCAGACCGAACCTTACGCCGCCCTTCATGGTATTTCTCTACTGCTCCTGCAAGGGTACAAAGAAGCCCGGTGAAATTCTTGAAATCCATAGCGGCGGCAAAATCTACAAGGCAAACGGTCTTGTGGTAGGGGAGTTTACCTGTACCGAAATTGACCGTGTGGTGCGCGTGGGCTATATGGGCAGCAACGCGCCGCTTCAATACTGTGTCAACGCACAACCTGGAAACTACACCCCAGCGGGGAAACTGTATGAGGACGCCTGCCTCACCGTGAAGCAAGCAGAGGACTACCTCTGTGGCCGCGTGGGATACGGATGGCACATCTCTGATGTGCAGACCTATGACCGGCCCAAGAGCCTCGACTGCTTCGCACTTGCGAGAGCACCGCAGAGTTGGCAGTACGTCCACGATTTTTAAGGAGGGATTCAAAAAATGGCAAATTACAGAGTTTGTTTTCGGCTGCCCACATTTGTGGTACAGCTGAGCTTTGAGGCGGCAGAGAGGGATATCTCATACGAGGAAATTGCTGCATCCATCAACAAAGAGAAGGTCGCGGAACTTCTGTGTCTTGACGCACTGGGCTACAGTGCGGAAGACATAGAAATCATCACCCCGGAAGAGTATGACGAGGAGGTTGGAGCGGAATGAACACTGAGGAGCGTTTCCTGCTTCGCTCGTCAGTAGAATGGCGAAAGAATTTGATGCAGGATTGCTTGTGTATGCCGTGTGCTGAGTTCTCTGACTCTTTCGACGCAGCTGTAGACGCTGCCATCGCCACATTCCCTGAGTTGGAGCGGGAAGCTATCTTAAAACGCTACCGCGACGGTCTTACACCAACACAATGCGCAAACGCACTGGAAATTGACATCGGCAAGTTCTACTCTTGCTTCGACCTCGCCATAAGGAGGCTGCGTCACCCCAAATATGCGGGGGGTATCCTGAAAGAAATGCGCCGGTTTGCAGGCAGCCCTCTCGCCTCTGCTTTGAAGGAGGCCATTGAGAATGGCAACTGGAAAAAAATCGAGGAGTTGTGCGATTCTGTTCCGTTTCAGTGCCTCAATTTCTCGACTCGCACCAAGAACTGCCTTATGTTCAGTGGTGCCCAAAGTATCGGCGATGTTGTTCGACTGATAGAGAGCGGCAAACTGAAGAATCTGCGCCAATGCGGGCAGGGGACCCTTCAGAATATTATCGACGTACTGGAAAAGGCTCTGCCGTTCCATTTCATCCTTGGAAAGCCAGCTCAATTCTGTCCGGAAACGAGTGATGCCTTCACCCGGAAGGAACACACTCGCCAGCTCTCTGCCATGCTGGAGCGATACATCGACCCGCGCAACGACCCACGCATCTACTGGGCGAGAGAGGTCACATTCGACTACTCTACGAACCACAAAATCCGCGTGGACTATATGCGCTTTCAGCCGCTCAACAATTCGACCTCCGGCATTGAGAAGGGGGACTTCTACGCCTACGAGGTCAAGTCCTCTGTGGAGGATTTCAAATCTCCTAACGGGCACAACTTCATCGCGGACTACAACTACTACGTTATGCCCGCAGACGTCTTCGAAGCGGTGAAGGATACTGTGCCATACGGCGTCGGTGTGCTTTGCCCGGACGGCGGGCATCTGCGATGCGTGAGGAAAGCCGTGAGGAAGGACCGAACCAGACCGGTCAGCGAGATGCTGCTCATGCTGTGGCGCAGCTCACGAAGAGAGATTGTTGGAAGGAGAAACAAAAATGACAAAGAAACAAACGACAGACAAGATTAACAAGCCTGAGTTCGCCCCGGAGGAGTGGCGGAAGGCGGCCATTATGTACGATACATCCTTTGCCTGGTGTAAAAATCAAATTTCAGCCTGGGGTAAGAATCAAATTTCATTTACACCGGGCTTTAACGAGATGTTCGATGAAGCGCTGGACACACTTCCTGAGCGAAACCGCGATATCGTCCAAAAGTATTTTCGTGACAGAATGACGTTTTCGCAAATCGCCGACCTGCACGGCACCAGCAGAAGCATAGTTCGCCATCTGTGTATCTGGACGGTATGGAGGGTCATGAATTTGATTCTGCTGCGAGAAGGAAGCAACCAAAATGCTGCGCCACAAACAGGCGGAGGAACTGAAGGTGGGTATTGACATCAATAGCCTGCCGCTTTCCGCACAGATTCAGGTGCGTGCAAAGCTCGACGAGCAGAAGCGCGAACAGAAACAGCAGCGAGCAAAAAAACAGCCGGAAGCACAGAAAAGGCAAAAACAGCCGAAAGAAGCGGACGCTGCTGAGCCATCCAAATATCGCAACATAAAGGTCATTCGTGTGGTGGATGGAGAAACCGTGAAATTCCCCAGCAAGCGGGAGGCACGGCGCTTCGATGAACTGTATTTGCAGTACAAGGGCGGTGCAATCCAGGACCTGCGGCTCCAGCAGGACTTCACGCTGGTCGAGGGCTATACACGGCCAAATGGCAAGCGGGTTCGCCCAATGGTCTATAAGGCAGATTTCGTATACCTTCGCAACGGTAAACGCATCGTGGAAGACGCGAAGGGAAAACGAACCGAAAAGTATCTCATGAAACGCAAACTCATGTTGGAAAAGTACGGAATCGAAATTTCGGAGGTGTAATATCAATGTTTGAAAACGGTAAGTTCCCAACGATTGAAGAGCTTTTGGAACGGGGAGAACACCTCATTCAGAAGGCAGTTGACGGAAAAAGATTAAGCGGCGAGGAAACGCATTTTCTCGAATTGCAAAATATATGGCTTGCGCAAAGGAGGGATGAACAGGAAAAAAACTGCGCGCGTCCTCTTGTGGAGCAGCTCAAGAAAACAACCCCCTTTGTGCAGGATGTATTCCGCAGCACCGAATATTCCGAGTTCGCCCTCTGGTGCATTGAGATTCCCACTACCGCCAGCCGGCACAACGATGACGGCTCAAACGACATCTGCGGTTGTTGGATTACGGCAGACAACAGCACGACCTACGAGGAGATGTGTCGCCGTCTGGAAGGAGTGAAGACGAAAGCCGATATTCTGGCTCTCTCCACCACGCCAAGTACCGTTGAGGCAATCAGTTCGGCCACACCGCGCTGGAGGGCGGAGGTGGAGCAACTCCGCGCACAACAGCAAAAATAGTCTCTCCCATCCTGGAAGGCCGTCAGCACATCGCTGGCGGCCTTTTGATTGACAAATAAGCTATTGTGTGGTATAATTGCTGCATTCAGTGAAGGGGGGGTGGTTGACATCACGAATACCAGTAATTTAGCCGCTGACCGTGCGCTTGCCTATGAAGCCATTGAAAGGCAGCCTGAAACAGAAGAAATCGCAGCTTCGAATGAACAGGAGGCCGAAGCGAAGCAACCGGGAAATATCGGCGACCATGTGGCGATGTATCTCAGCCAAATTGGCAGCATCCCCATTATGCCGCAGGTGGAAGCGAATCGCTGCATTGAAAAAGTGCAGAAGGGGAATGCCGCTGCCGAACAGCTCGAAACGCTGCGGGTGATTGCCGAGGAGAGCGGGAATGCAGTTGACCCCGAAATCAAGAAAGACCTGATGAAGGCCATAGAAGCAGGAAGACGGGCGAAAGATAAGGTTGTTGAGGGCAATCTTCGGCTTGTTGTGTCCATCGCAAAGAAATATATAAACTCAGCCGATTCTATGGTGTTCATGGACCTCATTCAGGAGGGCAACATTGGCCTCATGCGTTCCATCGACTCTTTTGACATTTCGAGGAATGTGAAGTTTTCCACCTACGCAACCTTCTGGATAAGGCAAAACATCACAAGAGCGCTTGCCACGACGGACCCAGCCATTCGCAAGCCCATCTATGTTGCGGAGGGCAGGCGGAGCGTCAATAATGCAAAAGAACAAATGCAGCAAAAAGGCTTACCTTGTGATGACCCTTTAGAAATCGCAAAATACATGGAGGGGGATGCGTGGGATTCCCTTTCAAAAAGGGAGCAGCAGAAAAAACTGCGCATCATCCAACACTCGCTCCAGTACCGGAAGCCGGACTCGTTGGATGCGCCCGTCAATTCGGACGCCGCAAGCGATTCCAACACACCGCTTTCGGAATTCATCCCAAGCCATAACGAGTGGGATAACCCGGAAATTTCAACGTCAGGGAAGGCACTATGGGAAACGATGGACAAAATCCTGCACGATATGCCCGCACGAGACGCCTGTGTGCTTCGCTTACGATTCGGATTGGAGGATGGTTGTGCTTATACCCTCAAAGAAATCGGGGACGAAATGGACTTAACGCGAGAGCGTGTCCGTCAGGTTACAGATAAAACACTCGATAAGCTACGCAACGGAAAGGCAGGGAAGATGCTTCAGGACTTTCTTGAATAAGAAACGCCGCCCAGATGGGCGGCGTTTTTTTGCTATTCTCCGTTTCTTAAATCCAATCGAGCAGTTCCGCCAGCGTGAAGCGGACATTGCGCGTGACGATATGTATTCTTCGGTTCTCAGGTTCCCAACATTAAAATAGGCGTGTTTCCATATTTGCCGGTATGCTCAGAGCATACAAAGGAAGTATCTCAAACACAAAGAAAGTTCAGTCAGCGTCCGTTGCGGATGCTGGCTTTTATATATAAAAAATTCATAAACAAAAAGGAGAAATGAACATGAAAGCAATGATGTTTAAGAGGGGTTTCGGTGACGAAACAAAGTGGAAAGAGGTCTGCGCGGAGCTTGGGCTGCCGGAAGATACGGAGCAGGTTGAGTTGTCCGTATCCGCAACAAAGGTCCGTACCAGCCAAAACCGCAGTTGGGAAGCAACCGACGAGGAGATGTCCCGAATTTGGGAACGCCTCGGCTCGTATTTCTTGCGCTGCGAGAGCATCTCCAGAACGAACATTCGCGTTTTCTGTGGCGGCGGAGATTCCTTTTCCGTTGTTCGCGGCACAACGCAGCCTGGATTCGTCGAGGTGGATGGACGGCTGATGGACTATGAAGACTTTGAAGCATGGCTGTACCAGATGGCAGCTTGAGAAAGGAGAAAACATGAACGCACAGGAAAAAATCGACCAGCTTATGCAAGCTGAGATGGAGCATATCCGTTCCGTCGGCGGCATTTTGAATCTGCCGGAGGCCGACAGTGTTCTGAACGACCTGAACCGAGAAAAGCTGAAGGCTCTGAAGGAACTGCACGGACATCTCTACCTCGGACGCATCAACATCCACGATACAGCCAAGCGGATTCGTATTGTGGAAGGAACCGAAGATGTGTACGAGGAAATGCTGGACCAGCCCCTATACAACTTCTGCTGTGATTTTGCCGTGCCCGTCAAGGATAAAACCTTGTCGGATTTGATTCGTGCTTGGAACGCAAGATTCGCGATTCCCGGTATGAAGGACGCGCAGAAAATCACAGAGCGTGTGGAGCAGGTTGGCGGCATAAATTTGATGTGGACTTAAAAAAGGAGAAATGAAACATGAATAATAGAATCATGCCGAAGTGGAGCGAAGTAAAGGATGTCAATGGCATCAACCTTCACCTGTTCGACGCCGTACAGGTCATCACCTCCGGCAACAAGCGCCATAACCAGACGGGCAGAATCATGGCCCTTCTGAAGACCAAGCCTTACCTCCAGATGGTAGAGGTGCTGTTTCAGGACGAGAAGCGGTCAAATTTCCTTACGTCATCTCTTCGTCTCGTTGAAAGCTCAGAGGAAGAGAAGGGAAAGTCACTGGCAAAAATCGACTCCCTGAAGCTCATGGGAGCAGAAATCACCGACTCTGATTTCTGCATTGACCGTTATAATAACGATGCTTTCCTATTTGACGATGAAACGCAGACGTGGAACGTCATGCTGGAAGGCATTTCCGATGTGGACCGACTATTCGGAACCTTTTTTGAAACGGAGCAGAACGATTCCTACTGTAACATCTATGCGGATGTAGACGAATACTGCACCAAGCTCGCAAAGCCATACCTCACGGTATCTCTGTGGCTCGGTGATGTCTGTGTAGAGGCAGTGCGCCCCTTATCAAAGGACGAGCAGGAAGCAGTGCTTCGCATCATCCGTCCTACCTACGAGAAGATGGACTACAAGAAGCTCCTGAAGGAGTGGGATGCGGAAGAGCAGAAATATGTGAACAGCATCATGCTGGAAGACGGCGATGGCTGCTACGGGTACAAATTCGCTGCCGATACCATTGAGGCCGCTAAGGCTGGCTTCCATGAGGTCATCTGGATGGCGATTGAGCTGAAGCAGTACCGTTCCGGTCAGGATTTCAGCGTCAACTCCTTTATCGAGGACGGTGACGGCAAGTATGTCGAGTCCGACAGGGAAGGCCACATCGTCATCAATCGCGTCGTCACAACGCAGGAACCCAGCAAGTATATCAACTGGGAGATGGCTGGCACGCTGCCATTCATCTACACGGTGGACCGCGAGAAGAGCGAGTGGAAGCTCCACGCGACTTAACAACTGAAGCGCCGGTGGATGAAAACATCCGCCGGCGCTTTTTCCATGTTTTGCCACAATCGAGTTCTCATATTCTTAGGTTCTCAATCAGGAAATAGGTGATTTTTTCTCTTCTGCCGGTATGCTGAAATCATACAAAAGAAGTATCTCAAACACAAAGAAAGTTCAGTCAGCGTCCGTTGCGGATGCTGGCTTTTATATATAAAAATTTCATAAACAAAAAGGAGAAACGAAAAAATGAAGAACAAGGCATATCTCTTACCAGCGTGCAAGACTGCTGACGGCGTTCCCATCGGCATTGGCTCCGAGGTGTACGCAATCACCTTTAAGCAGAAGGTCAACAAATACGGTCGGCTGTATCGTCCGTCCACGAGAGATTTGGCGGTCGTGAAGGTAACGGTGTCTACTGTGACCTTCTCCGAGTTTGTGGAACCCGGTTGGTTTGGCTGGACGGGCGTTGCCTATTCGGGAATGACCGAAGTCGAATGCTCTGATGGTAAAACGAAGACGTTTTCCTACTTGCCCGGTATCGAGGTCAGCCAGTACACCATCTTCGCATCCGAGGACGCCGCAAAGGCCGCCTTGGAGAAGGCGGTGGCGGGCGGCGGTCTCTATACGAGAGCCGGATTCCCGTTGATGCCTTCTTGGCAGATTGGCGAGGTACGGGCAGCTCTGGAGAAAGCTGAGCAGAGCACTGAGGAAGAGCCTTCCATCGTTCGCAGCATCCCTTATGTCTCCGTTTGGGACGGCGGAAATTGCATTGCGGCGACAAAGGCAGACGTCTGTCTGGACACAAAGCAGGTATTCAACATTCAGACCATTGACGTTGGAGATTCTGTCAATGTTCTGAACCATGAGTACATCGTGCTGCACGGAACAGAGTATACCGTTTTCCCGAAGGGCGAAGCGAAAGACGGCGCATACTGGCGTGACTGACAAAAAAGAAGGAGAATGAGAATTATGACTAATATTAGTGAGAAAACCACCGGTTCCTGCAAAGACCGCGAGTATATCGTGACAGAGGTCTGCCCGCATTGCGAAGCAGAGGTTGAGATGCGATGGAATGTGGCCGCAGACGGCTACAAGGCGTTCTGCCCTCATTGCGGCAAGCGGCTGATGCTCTGTGACGCCTGCCAGCATCCGGAGGACAAGTGCGTGGAGAACTGCGATTACAACTCCGAGACCGATACCTGCCGTCACAATCAGCCTGCACAGGAGCTGAAGGCCGGCGATGTCTGTACCTATGGCTTTGGAACGGAGAATGCTTCCCGTGCCACGGTCAAAATCGTCGAGCTGCTGCCTCGTTCTGAGGCTGCAACCGTGATGTTCCTGAGCGTGGAGAGGGACGATACCGGAAACGGTATGTTCAACTACCTGCTCAAAACCGGGAATACCATGAATGCCAGCCTGAAATATCTGACGAAGATTGAGTGCAGTTCCGACCAGGAACGGGATAACTACGCCGAACTGGAGAAGCTGTGTACGGAATGCGACACGGAGTTCTGTGTCTTCAATCCGCACGGCATCTGCAAGCTGCCCTTCGTCACCGGAAAGGCTCCGAGACTGGGCGATGACGGCTGCCAGGACTACGCTATGAAGGATTTCATGATGAAGGAGGATTGCTGATATGCAGAAGACTTGTCTCAACTGCACTCATGTGGGCGTGTGCTCCAAGCGGATGCAGTTCATCGTGAACAACTATCTCGTCAAAGGACACTACGACGAGATTGAGAATGTCAGCAAAACGCTCGATATCTCCGTGAACTGCGACAGCTATGCAGAAAAGGATTTCTTTTCGTTCATCTGTGCGCGGGTTCGCGACTATTCCGATGGCGAAGTCTGGAGCGATGAGGACCAGATTCTGTGCAAGACAGAATCTGCCGCGAACGCGCTGTGCGACCTCCTGTGGCAGCTTTACAACGAACGGGGGGAGGCCTTTGACCTCCACACCGGCTACTACGACCACAAGGAGGACGAAAGAAATCACGAAGAAGACAGATACACCGGCTGGTGGTATGTGTCCGCCGACTGAAAGGAGAAATAATGAAAATCCGCAATATCCTTTGGGATACCGATGGCGGCAGGGAGGCTCTTGCCTCCCTGCCGAAGGAAGTCGAGCTGCCGAGTAGATTCGACCAGTCCCATTTTGCAAGTAGGGAAGAATGGCTCGACACGATTTCCAACTGGCTGTCCGACGAGTTTGGATTCTGTCATTTGGGGTTCGATGTCGGTGATGACGACATCTGAGAATCTACGATTTTTTAACAATAAGGAGAAATGAAAAAATGGGAAAAGGTAATGTTTGTGTGAGCGGTCCGTATGAGGGCCTGTTCTATATCGACAACGACTATACCACAGTGCTTCGCCGCGAGGATGACTGTGAGGATACCATCCTCCGGAAAGACCTCAGCGCCAAGGATTTGTCCGGCAGCGACTGGCTCTTCGATGACGAAGGCAGTGCGAACGAGCTGGAGGATGTGCTGGAGTGCTTTGTGGAGAACTTCACGCACAGGTATCCCAGCTTTGCGCGTGTCAAGCAGGACAAGTGGCTTGGCCGCAATGTGCGCGTCATCCTCGAAAGCAGCCTGTTTTACATCGGCATTGAGGACAGCGACTGGGCCTATGCCGTGGAACTGCTTCAGAAGGATAACCCCTGTTCGGAGGGTTTCCAGAGGAAGCACTACAAGGCGTACCTTGACGGCATGAAAGCAGCCCTGCTGGAGCGCCTGCCAAGCATCGGCACCTACACGGGGCCGTGGACGCATGGCACCATCCGCAGGGAGCCTGTCAAGGACAACGACCTCCTCGCCGAGGCCGGCGACCGCATCGACAACGCAGTGTTCGACTTCATCTGCGCGGTTGTCACAGGCCACAGCGTAAACGGGGAAGCGCCGAAAGAGGCTCTTCTCGCAGCTGTGAATGAGCTTTCCGTGGAACACGTCAACGCGCTTCCGGAGGGCCTCCTGTCTGACGCTACGGACGAGGCGAAGGAAGCCGCCGGCGAACACTCCTTACAGGAGGATGCCGACGACGGGCTTCCGCTTCGCTGGGATATGGCCGCCATTGGTCCTGTGGCCGACTATCTGGAAACCGCGCTTTCCGCACGGTTCCGCATCAATACCTGCCACCCCTGGCAGGATGATACCGAGTGCATCTGCTACGCGACAGACGAGCGCTGCCCGTACTGCACCCACAAAATTTGATGAAAAAGCGCCGCCCGTAATGGACGGCGCTTTTTCTTTGCAGTTCTCCGGTTCTCCAGTTCTCAGGTTCTTGGAAGGTGAATGCGGCAATTTCCACTTCCGCCGGTATGCTGAGACCATACCAAAGAAGTATCACAAACAAAAGAGAAAGTTCAGTCAGCGCCCGCGTGGGTGCTGGCTTTTATATATCACATAACCATCACAAAAAAGGAGAAATGAAAATGGAGATTTATGTAAATTACCTCGCCATTGAGGTCACTCGTCGCTGCAACATGAAATGCAACCACTGCCTGCGCGGAGACGCGCAAAATCTTGACATCTCAACAGCAGTTCTGTCGGGCATCGCTAAGCATATCCACCCTGCTTCCGTCATTTTCACGGGCGGCGAGCCGTCTTTGAATGTTCCGGCCATCAAGCGGTACTTTGAGCTTGCGGAGCGTTATGACACGATGCCGGCTGCTTTCTATGTCGCCACCAACGGAGCGACGTCGAAGGAGCAGATGCGCGACCTCGCGCTGACGCTGCTGGAATCGTATGCTAAGATGGAAGAGCAGGATATGTGCGAGGTCGATGTCTCTGTGGATATGTTCCACGAGGCGTTCCGCGACAATGACAACGCGAAAATTCTGAGCGGCTTGTCCTTCTTCGGCCAGGGTAAACAGCATTCGGTCAAGGATGACGATTTGAATTGGCTGTTAAATACCGGACGTGCCAACAAGAACGGCATCGGCGTAAGAGCACCGGAGGTGCTCAGGACCGACATGGACGAGCTGGTAACGGATTACTCCACAGAGTACAACAGCATTGCCTTCGATACGCTCTACATTGCCGCAAACGGTAATGTGGTAGACGGCTGTGACAGCAGTTACGAGGATATCGACGACGAGGAGAACGTGATTTGCAAAGTCAACCAGCTTCAGAAGAAAGTGAAAGACTATGTGAAGAACGCCGATTCTCAAATCTCATAAGGAGGGCTGAAGATGTTTGGTTTAGACAATCTGTTTGCTCAGACATCCGCACAGAAATTCTACATTAGCAGAGACCGAATCGCGGAAATCCTGCGCGTCAGTCCTGATGCACTGGATGCCTTCGAGAAGGCTTATTCCAAAGCTGCGTTGCAGACTGAGCCAGAAAGCATTTTCGAGGTCAATTCCAGGCAGGCAGCGGCGAAAAACGAGCGGCTCGGCGACGACAGCCCGGAAGAGCTGAAAGCTCTTACGGAACGCATCGTGAAGGAGCTTATCTGGCAGACGCTGACCTACACTTATGATGGGAAAACAGGCAAAATTGAAAAATCGCTTTCCAACGCACCGGAGAAAAATGCTCCTGTCACCAATCAGGACCTGCTGCGAATTCCCGCTTCGCTGCGACCGCAGCTGAGTGGGGAACTGATGAAGCGAGACCTTGACATCACCGCCTCAGCTGTGTTCCTGTTCTACTACGACAAGATGCAGAACGGGAAGACGCCGAAGGACCGTCGGGATGCGTATAACCGCTTTCGGCAGGGACTGGACATCCTTGACCTTGATGCGCTGGCCTACCGCATCATCGGGCAGAATCGCAACTCCATCGGACATTGGTTCCCGGAGCTTGTGAGTGCCTACCGGGATTCTGGATTCTTCCGGATTCCGGCAACGACGATAGCCAAGGTCCCCCTGACGCTCTTACAGCTGACTCGTCTGGACTATCACAGCCTAACGCCTTCGACCATCCAAATCGTCGATAACTGGGCGCACGCTGTATTTCGCCTGAATGACGAGCGGGATTACTTCGTGAAAACCGGCACCTATTCATCGAAGTTCGACTTCCGGAATTGTCTGGTACACGGAGAAAAAGAGGTTCGAGAGCTTGGCGAGTATTTGCTCTACATCCACCATCAGGCGTTACAGATGGCCGGTCCCCTTAGCTTTCCCTGCATTTATGGGGTCTCAACGACAAATGAGTGGGTCGTGCGGGAATTCATTCCAGATAAAGAGGGAAATCCCTGTATCTATCATGGTTTGCCGCTTCATACGGAATATCGCGTATTTGTTGACTGTGACAGCGATGCTGTCATCGGTGTCTCTCCCTATTGGGAGCCGAAGACTATGCTCAATCGCTTTGGTTCATGCTCGGACGCAAACAGTCCGCATCAGATGCACGATTATGTGATTTTCAAAAGTCACGAAGCGACCTTGATGCGGCGCTACCATGAGAATGTCGATTCCGTGGTGGAACACATTCGGGAATTCCTGCCGGCGCTTGACCTGCAAGGCCAGTGGAGCATCGACGTGATGCAGAATGGTGACGATTTCTGGATTATCGACATGGCTGTGGCGGAAAATTCAGCGTTCTATGATTGCGTGCCGGAGAGTCTCCGCAGGCCATCTGCTGAAAACTGGATACCCGATATTCTGAAGCCCAACAACTGATTTTCTTGACTCGAAAGGAGACAGAAGCATGAAATTGCTGAAAGACTACGAATCCTCCTCTCTCACCCTTAAACGGGTTCGGGAGGTCATCGACAGGGCACTGGACGAGCTGGAGTATGACTCCAGGTTCGACGTCAATGTGGCTGCCGAGAACGCCTATTATTACTTGGCACACACCGCCTGTTGGGACGAGGACTTGGCCGCATTCCAGGCCCAGCTGGACAACGGCTGCGGTCCTGACGACGGTGCCGGGGAGCTGACCGCTTATGAGCGCGTCGAAATCCTGGCCGCACAGGTCGAACGACTCCTGAACGACAAGGAGACCTATGCGTACAGCAAGACCATCGACGAAGATGCCCTGCTGGACATTGTTGCCAAGACCCATCCAAGGCTGCTGGCTAAGCGGCCAGCCGATATGTCCGTTGAGGATTTCAAACACCTCTGGACTATGGTAGTTTCTGCCTACATCGTGGGCGGACGCGACTATGCCGAGGACGAGTTCATCAACTATACGGATGCCATCGGCGCGACGCCAGAGGCCGTCGCTGCGGTTATCCGGGCGGGCAATGAATAAGAAAAATACGGAAAAAGGAGAAATGAAAAATGATTAAAAGTTTGAACAAAGCATATCAGACCGATTCCATGTATTACTGGTGTAACGCCGAGGGCGAGGTAAACTATCCCGGTTCTGGGTTTTCGACAGGTGACTCTGAGCGGCTTCCCGCCGCGGTGAAGGAACTGTACGAACACTATCAGTTCAGCCCCGGCTGCGACGCAAATCTCTATACGGTCACTTACAGCGGCGAGGATGGGATGCTCCTCACGACGATGTTCAACAGTAACTGGATGGATGTCCCTGCTGTCAAGGACGCCAAACAGAAGGCGAGGAAAGCGCTCCGCAGCATTGCAACGGAACTGACCAGACAGTGCAAGCCGTGGGGGACCGTTCTGTTCGGCGAGGATACCGACCCGGAGGGTGACGAAATTGCCCTGTTTGTCCCTGCGGAGGAGTGTGCGAGTCACTTTGAGGAAGCGGTAAAGCTCTTCGATGCCAGCGCCTTCTTTGAGCGAGTCAGGGACAAGGTTGCGGAATGCCGCTATCTTGTGTTCCTGAATAGCTCGTATGTGCGCGACGCGCAGGGCTACTTCCCCCAGCAGCTGTCCGAGGATGCTGACCCGATGGATGAATCCCAGGAGGGCAACTGGGCGGACTGCGGTGGTCCCATGCTCGTCATGGACGTATACGCAGCCTCCAAGGCCGAGGTCGCCCAGAAGATTGCCGAGGCATATCCCAATGTGGATATGGCGGTCTTCAAGATTCTCCGCTGCGACGGGGAAATGACAGAGGTGACGGCCCTTGTATAAAATCAAGAACTTGACGTCTCTACTGCATACCGTGGAAGCCGGCAGATACGGCAGCCTACCCGTCTATACACTGCACGGGGAGAAGGTCTGGAACAGAATCGGCGACCGCGTGGAACTGCACCTTGGCAACGGAAATAATGTTCTCTGCTCTGAGAAGGTGTTCCGGAAGGTCGAACCCTTTCTGGAGGCCATTCCCAAGTCTTAAACCTGAGCGCCGCCCCTTTGTGGGCGGCGCTTTTTCTTTTTGTCTTTTCACACTCCAGATTTGAGGTTCCTCGGTTCTTAGGTTCCAATTTGCAAAATGCGGAGTTTTCCGTGCTTGCCGGTATGCTGAGACCATACAAAAGAAGTATCACAAACACAAAGAAAATTCAGTCAGCGTCCATACGGATGCTGGCTTTTATATATCAAAAAAATTTCAAAAAAGGAGAATTAAAAAATGGAAAAAATGATTCAAATTGCAGAAAGCTACGGATGGGCAGTCGATATGGACAGCGATAGCATCGAATTTAACCAGTGCAGTCCGGCGGGGGAAGATTTCTCCTTCACGGTTCTGACGAAAGACGCATCTGACGCCGAGAGTCTTGCAGCCGAAGTCCGTTCTTACGCGGACAGCTTCGATACCGAGGAACACGTCAAGATGTTGGTCGATGCGCAGGGCAGCGTGAGTGGTGTGCCAGACATCAAGACGTTGGTGGAAGACGCTGACGCCATCCAAGAGATGCTCAACGACCTTGCTGACGCTCTTGAAAATGGCGACGCCAACACAGATGACGAGGAGACTGAAGCCTGCGGCCTCGAAGGCACTTACGAGTGGCTTCTGAACAACTTCGACATCGACGGCACGGCGGGTCGCATTATCCACAATGTTTTGGAGTATGCCGACCGCATGACTGGCGACGAGCAGTATGAGTTCTTGACGGAGATGCTGGATGGAACGATTGGTCTGTCTGACCGCGAAATCAGGAATCTCTGCTGGAACTGAGTGGGGGATAACCCTATGAAGAAACTGACTGTTTTCGACTTTTGCAGCCAAATCGGTGCCGCCAGCGATGAAATCCCTGTCGTAGTTCGCGTCGGCTTGCAGGAGATTGGGCATTTTCGCAGCCTATACCAGATTCCGGCAGTCGCTATGCCGGGTATCCTGGAAGCAAAAGTGACATTCGTGACTGTCAAATGTACGCAAATTATCATCCAAGTGAAGATGAAGGATTACAACACAACCATTTGAAAACCGAAAGGAGAAGATTTCTATGTTCTATGTTTTGGATTTCCATTCTCACCGGTTCACCACCTGTGAGACCGTGGAGGAAGTGAACGAGAAGCTCAAGCAGCTTCAGGATTCCGGTGTTGCCGAGGACGAAATCTCCGTCATCAACCGACTGGTCGATGACTGCGAAATGAGTATCGACGCTTACCGGGATTTTGCACGCAGCTACTGCTGAACGCAGAAAGGAGAAGTAAAAAATGAACCAGGAAATGGTAAAAGCTGAAAAGCGATTCGCAAATCACAAGGCACGCCTCGACATTCTGGACGAAAACGTGCGCGTTCTGAACTGGAGACAGCCAGGGACGCAGGCGTACGCGATTCGTGCGGTGATGGACGGCTATCATGTGTATATCACCGGAGACCTTGGCTCTGCGGTCATTTGCCTGACGGAGACTGCCACTTTGAAGGCTCTTTCCGGCTACTGGAAGAAACCCGGCTATTTCATGGAGAAGTTTGTCTGCACAACGGACGACTACTTCTTTGATTACGAAACGGCCAAGGGTGAGCTTCGTGAGCGCAAGACCATGTTGCTGGAAGAGTATAGGGACAATCATCCCGATATGCTCGCAAACGGAGAAACAGAGTATCAGGACGACCTCGACGAGAGAGAAACGGACCTGCTGGGCAGCTTCAACTCTGAGAAGGGCTTCGCGGCAAATCCCGTTGCCTTCTCCGCATGGCTGGAGATGGACATGGACGGCGTGGAGTTCGTCCCGTATATGGGACGAACCATCGCACACCGCATTTGGCTGTGGCTGGCCGCGTTCAAGATGGCCTATGAGGCGCTTCAAGACACCTCCACCGAGCGTTACACGCAGGAGTACCTGGACGCCATTGAGCGGAATACTCCACCCCGCAACGGCGCACCCATCGGCCGAGACTCCTTCGAGTGGGCCGGATGCGCAGAAGAGTTGAGTGTCTGCAACGTAGCACATCTGCTGGCTGCCGCCAAGCGGACGCCGGGATATTTTCAGGTTCGTTCCGCGCTCTGCGGTATGCCTGTCATCAGAGAACGTTATGCGGACACAATGGCACTGCTCAACAAGGTAAAGGGTACAGACGCCTACGATATCCTTGCCCAGCTGATGCAGCAGGCGGAAAGGGAGGCGTAAAATGAGCATGACAATCTTCGATGCGTGGCACATCGGAAAGCCGCAGAGTATCTACGACCTCACGATTATGGCGCGTTGCGTACAGGGTATTCAGGAAGAAACACGAGCGGCGGATATCGCCGAAGATGTAGTTTCTTCTGCCTTGCTGCCGTGGCTCAGAAGCGCTCTTGAGTTCTTCGGAGATGACGCGGCGGATGAATTCGCCATTCTCGTCGGCGGCGCGGTCTACCCCGTCTTACTGCGGAATTCGTGGCGAGCCACATGGTTATTCCCGTCTGAGGAGCGCAAAGGCTTGGAGGAGTTCCTGACCAAACATCTGGAAGGGAAAGATGTCCCCAATCGTAAAGAAAGCATGGAAAATTTGCAGGTTGTCTGCGAGGCGGTCTACGAATTCTCCGCGCAGTCCAATCCGAGCCTCTGCTTCCTGAGCGATTCTGCCGGGAAAGACGTCTATGTAAGGGGTTTTGGCTTAACAAAAAAAGCCACCCAGTACCTTGATTCGCTCTATGAGCGTTTCGAGTATACGAACGCCTGCGAAATGGACGAACGCGATTTCCCCGCGTTGAAGAAGCAGCTCGCCGCGTCTTCGGATAAGGCGGCGCTGCTCAGCAAGGCACAGGAGGAACGCGGTGCGCTCTGGGATGACGCTCTGAATGGCTGTACGCGGTTCAAGGATGCTGCCCTTACTTTCGACCTGGATGACACGGGAAATAAAGCAAAAAAGGTCGCGGAGCTTCGCAAGGCAGCCAAAATCATTTTTGAAGAAGGGAAAGGAGAGAAATGACAATGAGAACATTGGTGCGTTTTGAATATGACATTGAGAACGTGAAGCTGTTCGATATCGTGGATGGCGGCGCTGTGCATGGTGCGTTCAATGGCAACCTAACCATTTACTTCGACATGAGCGAGGATGGGAAGCTGCTGGATGAATCCAAGCAGGCGCTCCGTCTGGAGGCGCGGCGCATCTGCCGTGCGCTCAAGAACCGGGGGATGAATGCTACCGTGTCCATCCTGAACGCCGATACGAAGGCCGTATATGGCCGCGTGTTTGCGGAGCACCCTGAAATCTTCACGCTTCTCCTGTGGAACCACGGGAGATGGAATGACCTGTCGAAGGAACAGCACGCGCTTACGCCGTCCGGCGTATACAAGGCGCTGGAGCGTATCCTCACGGACATTCGTTCCAACGCGGCGTGAGAGGGGAGGCGGAGACATGGGATGCTTTTCCTGGCTTTTTGCCGATACTGACAACACACAGAACCTGCGTACTGACCGGGCAGGCTATATTGCCTGCCCGGACGGGACCTTTATCCACGAGCCATGCTATGAAGGCTACGGCGAGTTCAACGGGCAGGATGTGTACGAACTGGTCGTTCGGTGGAACCGCGCATTCATCGCGGAGAATCCGGACTTCCTGCTTCCGCATATCCACCGCTTCTACAACGGGAGCGTAAAGCAGTACCGTCTGAAGGATTTCAGATGGTATCCGGTCATTGCAGACCTGTCCATCCCGTTTGAGCAGCTGCGTGACGCGCTCGACAAGCATCTGAGGGAACCCGTCAGCTTATACCGGCCCTATAGTGCCGAGCTTCGCGGCGTCGGCATCGACATTGCCTGCTACAACGAGGACAACGCAGCTCTTCCGTATCCCATCAAGATTACCCGGAAGATGCGGGGCGTCCACTATGAAGACCTTCCAGCAAGCAAAAATGACCCGGAACAGGGAGCGGGAATCTACCATGCCGTGAGATGGCAATAATTTTATCGGAAAGGAGAATGCCGTTTCTCCCCCACGCGCCGAAAGGCGTGGGGGGAGGAGCGGCCAATATTTTTTATGAACGTGAAAAGAAAATTTACCGCATTTGCTGCGGCTTTTTTGCTGCTGCTTTTCGCGACGCCAAGCTCCGCAGCATTAGAATTTGAGACCGATACGGAGGTGCGAGACGCAACGTATAACACTGAGCCGACTCAGAGTCTTGAAGCCGGCGTGCCGGACGGTATCCCGGAAGAAATGCTTGAGACAGAAGGTGAGACCACACGGGCGCAGTTCCTGACCATGCTGGTGAACCTCGCAAACCCGGAGCTTGATACGGTTCAGAGCACATCGTTCCCCGATGTTCCGGAGAACGCATACTACGCGCTTCAGGTGAGCTGGGCAAAGGCAAACGGAATCATAAATGGCACGGCGGCCGGCGTACTGGAGCCGGACACACCGCTGACACGGAATGAGGCCGCTGTGATGGCTGCCCGTCTGGCAAAGGCGATGGGCTGTGACGCCGCTCCGCTTTCATCCCGCACGCTGCTTGCGTGCGCTGACGCCGCGCAGGTCCCGCTTTACGCGAGAAGAGCTGTGAAATGGTGCATGGAGAACGGCATCCTGACCGCTTCAGAAAAAGGATTCGAGCCGAAAGGCACGATGAATCATAAAGAAGCTGTCGATATGATTCTCGCACTCGGCTGCTGGCTCCAGAATAACGGACCTGTTGTCCGGACAATCCCGGCGTCAGCCGTGGTGCAGGCCACAGAACAGCACGCAGCGTTGCAAAACAGAATCAATGCGATTGCAAAAAAGTACGGTGCGGTCGGTCTGTCGATTGCGTACATTAAGGACGGCCATGTATCAGATACCTTTGCGTATGGAGAGGCGGTTCGCGGAGTATCAGCCATGACAGCAGATACGAAAGTTCGGGCTGCATCCATCTCAAAAGTGCTTGTTGGTATGGCAGCGAGCCTTTCCGCAGAAGAAGGAACGATGACTCTCGATACAGAGCTGGACACCTACCTCGGTTTTCCCATCCACAAAGCACAGGAAGGAGACCACATTACAGTCCGTTCCGTTCTCACACATACATCTTCTCTCAGGGCACCGGAGGATGTATCAAGAAGCTATGAGGGGATGAAGACGCGACTCATGTCTTCGTCTGCGACACGCGAGGTCTGTTCCGGCAACTTGGAAAACTGGCTGTATAACAACTACGCCTTCTCTGCACTGGGGCTTGCGGTCGAGCGAGCAAACAGCTGCACGATGGACGAGCTGCTTGGACATTACCTCTACCGTCCACTGTCCATCGACGCGGCATTCCGAACAGGGAGTGTATCCGATACGAAAAAACTGGCGGTGCTCTACCGTGCCGATGGCAGCACGGGCCTGTCCTACCAGGAAATGCTCAAGGCTATTGATGACGAACTGCCCGGTACGGACGGCAGTGGATTCGCAGGCGGACTCACCATCAGCGCCTACGACCTTGGAAAAATTGTGGCGTTGCTTGCCGGTGATGGCAAATACGAGGGCGCACAGTACCTTTCTCCGTCCATCGTCTCCACATTGGAGTCACACGGCGATAAGGCTGTGTCCGGCGGATTCTACCAGTGCCAGCCTCTGCGTCTGCGAGCCAATACCTATGGGCAGAGCAGATTGTTCTATCACACCGGCAGCGCATACGGTGCGTACAACCTCATGTGCTACAATCCTGACACGGGCTGCGGCGTGGTCGTACTTACCTCCGGAGCCAGCGGAAAGAAAGATACCGCCGGCATCTACGCTGTGTGCGGAGAAATCAGTAACCTGCTTTTTGCCGCAAACCCCTGAATTATCTTTCCGGAACAGAAATAAAACACAAAAGGAGAAGCAAAATGGGACTCTTAAACTACACGGTTATGGAACAGCCTTACACCGCCGCAGAAATTCTGAAAAATCTCGATGATGACGGCCAAATTTCCGGTGTCATTGGCATCTCGCTGGATGACATCATTGAAAATGACATGGAAGGATTCGATGATATTCTTACCGAGCGTCTCGTCGGGCTGAATTGCTGCCTATCGGAAATCAGCTACGATGTCGTTGGTGTAGAGCCTGACGAAAACTTTCTGCATATCCGCGTATCCGGATATGTGGATGATGTGGATTATGTGGATTATCTTGAGAGCCAATGCGATAAATAGTTTTTGCCACCCTTCGGGGCTAAAACTGAATCCGCATTCAGCGAACCGCAAACCGCGAGCAGGCTTAATGCCTGCTCGCTTTTTTGTCCGGATTCCAAAGGTCCATGCAAGAGCAGAAATGCACCATGAGAGGGCATATTTGCACTGTTTTTCCGGGAGGAAAGGCTTCGTTGCCTTACTGGGCCGTAAAGTTCCTCGGTTCTTGGGTTCTTGAAAGGAGAATAAGGCGTTTTCTTCATCCGCCGGTATGCTGAGACCATACAAAGGAAGTATCACATACATAAAGAAAGTTCAGTCAGTATCCCTTGCGGATACTGGCTTTTATATATCACCTAATAATTCACGAAAAGGAGAAATGAAAAAATGAGCAGCAAGATTTTTGACGATTTCCAAGAAATGTTCCATGACGAGTCGGAATTTATCGACTCTATCCGGGACATGGAAAACAACAGCGAGTGGCTCCCCGAAATCCCTCGCAAAGAGCTTCAGGTCATTCCTCTGGATGGACCGATGTTCGTAGCGGACGCTGTGGCAAAGTATGGCGTTGACCATGATACGGCACATGATACCGCCGTCAACGATTTGCATGGTGGTTACGGTACGAACCTCATGGTTCAGTATCAGGGCACAACCTGGTGCCTGCGTGATACCGGTCGTGCGACACTCTACACCACCGCCGGTTTGATTGGCCCCGCCAATGCGAACATGGTGAAAGCGGAAGGGTTTGCCGACCTTGCGCAGTGCTTGAATATCGCTCTGCGGTATGCCAAGGGAAACGGGCTTCTCCTGCTGCGTTATGGCAAACTGTCCGCGCTGCACAGCGGCGCATCCGACGGTTACGCCATTATGCGCATCAGCGAGTTGGTCCGTATCACGAAGGAGAAGCTGAACAACCGATTCGGCGTCCCGAAGTTCAAGGAAGGGTTCAATTCCCATAGCTATACCAGCGCTGTGTGGGAGCTGCCCGACGTCCGTGACGACCTCATTGACAAGTACCAGAAGGCGCTTTCGAACGCGGTCTCCCGCAATCATGCTGTCAACTGGATGCCCGTTGTTCGACTGTCTACCAGCGACACAGCGACCAGTTCGGCAATTCTGATGCCGAAGCTGATGTCCCCAGGCGGGGCCTTCTCCTTCGCCATTGGAAAGGGCATTCGCGTCGAGCACAAGAAGCTGGCGGCAGGGAAGTACGGACTGGAGAAGTTCGAGGATGAAGCGGACGGACTGTACGCGCTGTTTGAGGATGGCGCTGCCATGATGCAGAAGATGGGAAGCATGGAAATCTCCAATCCCGTCAACTGCCTCGTCGGTATCTGCTCCTACCTGAAAATTCCCAGAAAGTACGCTGACCCGGCGCGTGAGGAGGTTGACACCTTCGTTATCAACTCGCCGCGTATGTCTGCGCTGGACATCTACCTGAGCATGGCACAAATCCCCACCTACGCCAAGCACGCAGGTGCGAGCGATGCGAAGGTTCTGGAGTTGGAAGAGCTTATCGGAAAGACGCTGAACCTCAACTGGTCCGATTATGACATCGGTGGAACAGTTGCTTGGAAGTAAGTGATTACGGCGGTGTGCGGAGCAATCCCACACCGCCGCCCATGAAAGGAGAACTGCTTATGTATGTCGAAAAGACAGATACCTACACCTGCGATTTCTGCGGCCACAACGCGAAGTGGGACGCCTCCGATGACGTCCACGGGGAACTGTGGTCGTGTGAGGCGGAAGGATGCGGAAAGGTTTTTTGCTCCAAGTGCTTCATCAGCGCGTTTGGACAGGAAATCTACATGACCATGATGCAGAGCGGCGAAAACGTCCTCTGCCCGGAATGTGCGAAGAAAAAGTACAAAAAGGATGCACAGAAATCTGGCGCAGACTCGACACCGGCGGCTACCTCATGCGGAAACTTTGCAACGAACCGTTCGCTCGTTGGCTGACCTGCCACGAATGCGGTGCCTCGTGGATGGACGGGAACTGCATCCGCCCGAACGTCACGTTTCGGAATGGGACGCAGACGGAAACCGTCCTCTACGATGACTGGAACGGAACCGCTGCATACAACAGCACGTTCAATCCGAATTTCAAAAAAGGAGAATAAGAAATGAGTTATTTTGAATGCAATCTGCCTGATTCCTGCCCGCATATCTGTGCGGGAAAACGGTCCTACTTCGAGGACACGGTGAAAATCATTAAGGCCCGTATGGCAAAACTCGATGACGCGCTCGCAAAGTCCGGCATGGACGGCGCGGCGTTCGCGAAGACGGCCAAAATCCTGTTTGACAACAGCTTTGACCTGTTCGAGCGGATGGACAGCGTGGAACTTGCCATGTGGGTTCAGAACAGCTACGACGGGAAGCCTATCGAGCATCGCTTCGAGTGGCCGAATGCGGAGGTCGTCGTTGACTGCGCTTTCGTGCAGACGAAAGAGTGGGAGGCCCTTCGTCACTTCGGCATCGGCGGCTCTGACGCCGCCGCCATCCGTGGCGAGAGCCGGTACAAAACGGCGCAGGAGACCTACCACGACAAGGTGGGCACCCCTGAACTCATTCCGTCTAATGATGCCCAGGCCGTCTTCGAGCGTGGACACATCATGGAAGATAGAGTCATTGACGCCTTTCTGAAGCTGACTGGCTTCAAGCGGATTCCCGAAACACGGATGTTCCGTTCCCGGAAGTACCCGCATCAGACGGCGAACATTGATGGCATTGTCATCTCGCCGGATGGCCGCATCTTTGTCTTTGAGGCGAAAACGACCGTCGCGGAAAACTGGGACGCATGGAAAGACGGCAAGATTCCCCGCTCTTATGTCCCGCAGACGCGCCAGTATCCGGCAGTGCTGGATGATGACCGCGTGCAGGGAACATACATTGGCTGCCTGTTCATTGTTGACCTTATCGTTGGGGGACTTTACGTCGGCAGTGCGTACAGCGGCGAGCAGTTCGTCGCCCGCTGCGTCGAGCGCGATAAGCTGGCGGAAGACGACCAGCTGGCAAACGGAGAAGAGTGGTGGAACACCTATGTGGAGCCGAATGTGGAGCCGGAGGCTTCCGGTATCCCGAAGAAGGATATCGAAGTCATCCGAACCTATCACAGCGGCTATGCAGACCCCAGTGCCGATGCTGTCGATATGACGCACGACTTGGATATGCTGGCCGCCGCAAATGAGTGGCTCACGCTTGGTGAAAACCGCGTCGCGAAGCAGAAGGAAGTCGATGCCATCAAAGAGCGCCAGGATGCTATCTCTGAATTGTTCATGCTCAAGCTGAACGACGCCGTAGAGGGACGTATCAATCTTCCCGACAATGAGTTTATGGAAGTCAAATGGAGTCCGCGTTCGAGAACGAACGTGGATATGGAAACTCTGAAAATCCGCTTCCCTGATGCGTACAATCAGTGTGTGTCAGTAAATCCGGAAAGTTCACGGGTCTTCAGCATCAAACGGAAAAAGGTGCGTACTCGCAAAAAGTGATGCTTCTTCAATGAGAGGAGAAATGAAAAAATGAGACACATCAGCCACAGACGCTGTGCCTCCGGAAGGAGGTGACAGCCTTTGTGTAACGATATCAACCAGACGCTGAAGGAGGAGGTGCGCTGCAAACACTCCTTCACCATCCATTCGGCGGACGGCTTCATGGTCGTCCGCTATAAGGATGCGGATACCGGTGAGTATCTCGTCGCGTGCGGAAGCAACCTTCCGACGGCAAGCGACATCATCTACACCCTTCACGGAAAGTGGGGAATGAGCAAGAATGGGAAGTATGGACGCCAATTCGAAGTAAGCTACTTCGATATGGAGCAGCCAAAAGGTAAGGCGGCCATTGTCTCTTATTTTTGCAGCTTGAAATGCGGTATCGGGAAAGTCGTTTCCGGGCGTATCTACGCCAAATGGGGCGATGGCGTCTGGAATGTACTGGAGTCTGACCCGTCTCAACTCAAAGCTGTCAATGGCGTTACTGATAAAATAGTAACAAAGCTGATGACCAGACTGAAAGAGACGGAGTTTCAGCGGAAAATCATTGCAAAGCTCGGCGATGCAGCGGCGGCGATTACGCCAAAGATGCTCAACGACTTGGTACGCTACTGCAACAAGAATGAGCTTGACCCGCTGGATACCGTTGAGCATCATACTTATTCCCTGATGCAGGTGCGCGGCTTCGGCTTCGAGACCGTGGATAGGCTGGCGCGTGCGCTGCCGGATTTTGACCCCGCGAGGTCGGCACGCCTTATCGCATCCCTTGCTTATATTTTCGAGCAAAAATCTATGGAAGGCCATGTGTGCGTTCCAAAGGACGAACTGCTCGGCGAGATGACCAAGGTGCTTAATGCTGGCTTCCATAACGCAGTGTCCGAGGACAGCTGCAAAGAGGCGCTGAACCTTGCGTACAAGATGAAGGCCATCAAGGTCACAGCCAACATGGTCTATTCCACCAAATCCTTTGAGGAGGAGACGGGGATTGTCAAAGATATTCGCCGCATTATGAGCGCTTCCGATTCTAAAATCACAGAAATTGATACCTTTATCGAAGAGTACGAAGATGCGAACTTCAAGCTGGCCGACAGCCAGCGAGACGCCGTACACGGTGTTTTTGAGCATCAGGTCGAAATCATCACTGGCGGACCAGGCACGGGCAAAACAACAGTCACAAAGGCTGTTCTCTATGTCCATCAGCAAGTGTTCGGTGGAGATTCCAATGCTGTGCTTCTGGCTCCGACGGGAAGAGCCGCAAGAAGAATGTCTGAGGCAACCGGCTTTCCAGCACAGACCATTCATTCTGCTATCGGTTACACCGGAGTACCGGAGCTGGACAACCGCAACGAGGGCTTCCTGGAGGGAAACTTGTTTATTATTGACGAGTCCTCCATGATGGACCAATTCATCGCTGCGAAACTTCTGTCCATGATTCCTGATGGAGCAAAGGTCGTCTTTGTCGGCGACCCTGACCAGCTGCCATCTGTCGGTGCCGGTAATGTGCTTCGCGAAATGATTCGCAGCAAGGCTGTTCCAACAACCAGACTGAGCGTCATTTTCCGTCAGGCACAGGATAACCCCATTGTTGGGAATAGCCTGAAAATCAACCAGGGCTGCACAAACCTCACTTTTACTAACACATTCTGTTTCATTGAGCGGTCTGCACCGGAAGAAATTCTCCGCACCGCCTGCGCATTCTATGTGAAAGCGGTGAAGAAATTTGGTCTGGAGAATGTGATTCTGCTGAATCCGTTCCGGAACAAGGGCCTGCTCTCCGTCAACGAGTTCAACCGCCAGCTCCAGAATCTTATCAATCCACCCATAGAAGGGGAGGAGAGCATCAAGATTCGAAAGCTGGAGTTTCGTCCGCGTGATTTGGTCATGCAGACGAAAAACACGGAAATCGCTATGAACGGCGATATTGGCGTTATCCATGAAATCAGCAAAATGCCGGACCCGGACGATATGAACAGATGGACTTACATCGCGTCTATCGAATTCAACGGGGACGGCAAACGCCATGACTATACGCCTGAGATGATGCAGGACCTTGACCTTGCTTACTGCACAACCGTGCATAAAAGTCAAGGGTCAGAGTACCAAACCGTCATCATGGTGGTATCCGAGGAACACAAAGTTATGCTCAAGCGCAATATCGTCTATACGGGCGTGACGAGAGCCAAGCAGAACGTCGCGTTGATTGGTCAAACAGAGGCGCTCAACACCGCCATACTGAACAACCAGACAGATGTTCGGCACACCCTTTTGGGCGACCGGCTTCACGCTGCGTTCACGGTGATAAGTTGAAAAGCTGCGCGTCTTCCTGAAAAAGGAGGACGCGCAGTTTTTTTGTATATTTTCGGCCTTTTTGGATATTCAGTCAGAAATAAATTGACTAATAAGTGTATATGTGGGATAATATATAGAGCGGAACCCCAAAAATTTTGAAAGGAGAAATTTTGCATGAATAGGAAAAACCGTGTGTGTTCCGCCGCACTCTCGGCAGTTCTGACGCTTACGCTGGTCACAGCACCGGCACAAGCTCTCGACACTGCTGGGGCGGAGAGGACAGAAGGGGGCTATGCCGTAATGCAGGCCGTGTCCGGCCTCAGTATCGGCGAAATCGACAGCAGCGGCATCATCTACAACGGAAAAGCACAGACGCCGACACCAAAAATCACAGTGGGCGGTACGGAGCTGGTTGCTGGCACTGACTTCCGGATGGAATACAGCAACAATGTTCACGCCGGCACGGGAATTGCGTACATTCTCGGAATGGGGAAGTATGCAGGGTATGTTGGCAGCTGTGAGTTCACCATTCACCCCGCTCAGTTAGTCGTGAAGGTGGACGATGTGCAGGATGTCAAGGACCCGGCCTCCTACACCTACACGATTCTTCAGGGAACACTTGCTTCCGGAGATTCGCTTGGACAGCCGCAGTATTCCGTGAAGGATAACGGGAACAGCACCAAGACGGTCAGCGCGACCTTCCAGGACAACGCCGATTACGAAATCACGGTTCTGCCCGGTACTCTGACGATTGTCCAGACGCTCGGCACCGTCGTTATCAGCGGACCGTCCAACGTCTTCTACAACGGCAGTGCTCAGACGCCGAAGCCCACCGTTCAGGACGCTTCCACCGGAAAGACGCTGACAGAGGGACGGGACTACAATCTCGTTTACCGCAACAACGTCAATGCTGGCAAGGCCAGCGTCACCATCAACGGAATCGGCAGCTACAGCAAGGTCAGCGAGATGCGTGAGTTCACCATCCAGGCCGCTCCCATCACGGTGCGCATCCGCGACGTGCGTTGCAGCATCCGAGATACAGACCCGACCTTCCGCTATGACATCACCAGCGGCAGTCTCGCCCCCGGCGACAGCCTCGGTTCGCCTCGTTATTCCGTCTATTCCAAGACGGGCTACTCTTATGGACCGTACTTTGGCATCCGTGCGGAATTCCCTGTGAACCCGAATTATGCTATTACGGTTCGTGAAGGAACAATGACCTACTATGATGTCAAGGTCGATGATGACGTCATTAGCACGAACTTCCGCGTAGTTGTCAATGATGTCTACTATGACGGCACCTATCAGGAGCCGACGGTAAAGGTCTATGACCGCTATAACAACCGTCTGACGGAAGGCGAGGACTACACTCTGAGCTTCTCCAACAACAGACAGGTCGGCACGGCAACTGTCTTTGTTACCGGCATCAATAGTTACCGAGGCTCGTATGCCACGGAGCATTTCGAAATTCTTTCCAATCACTCCAAACCGACGAATGACCGGTATACCATCGACGCTTCCGCTTCCGACGGCGGCCGCATTTCTCCGTCTGGCACGAATACCGTGCGGGATGGTGCGGATAAGACTTTCAACTTCTATGCGAACAGTGGCTATGAGATTATCGGCGTCTATGTCGATAACGAGTATGTCGGAACCAAGAGCAGCTACACCTTCCGCGACGTCAGCGAGGACCACGAGATTTACGTTGAGTTCGCAAAGCGTAATTCCTCTAACTCCAGATATGACATCACCATTCGCTCCAGCTATGGCGGTACGGTAACACCCAATGACAGCGGCAGTGTCACCGTTGCCAGAGGAAATAGCCGCACGTTCTACTTTGAACCCGATGCAGGCTATCGGATTTCTGCCGTTTATGTGGACGGTTCTCTGGTTTCCACCCGCAACAATCAGTACACCTTCACCAACGTCAGAGATGACCACCGCCTCGACGTGGAGTTCACCAGAATCAACGGGTACTGGGACAATGCCGGCAACAGGTATCCCGGTGGACCGAACCATGACTGGACTCCGGGCTGGAAGAATCCATACTATGACGTGAGCAACTCTGCATGGTACTACAATGAGCTGTGCTACATGACTTCTCGCGGCATCGTCAACGGTGTGTCCAACGACGTATTCTCCCCGAACACGCCCGTTTCTCGCGGTGAGCTGGTTCTGCTCCTGTACCGTATCTGCGGAAGCCCGAATCCAGGACGTCACGCCTACTTCAACGATGTCGCTGCTTCCTCTCCCTTTGCTCATGCAATCTACTGGGCTGCGGAGAACGGCATTGTCACCGGCTACGGTGATAACTCCTTTAAGCCGTATGCCGCCGTTACTCGTGAGCAGGCAGCCGCTATCCTGTACCGTTACGCTACCTACCGTGGCTTCGCTTACTATCAGGAGACTGGCGTGCTGAACGCTTACGCTGATTTCTACGCGGTTTCTTCTTACGCCGTTCGCCCGCTGAGCTGGGCAGCGACCAATGGCATTGTCGTGGGGCAGTCGAACCAAACGCTTGGTCCGCAGTACCACATGACGAGAGCGGAAACCATTGTCATGCTCTATCGCTTCTGCACCATGTTCGGCCAGTGAACCGCTGGGGTTCTTGAGTTCTCAGGTTCCGAACAGACAGGTTTTGAAAATTGAAAATCGTAGGGTATGATGGCGTTACATTAAAGAAGTATCTCTCATGAAATTGACTTGATACTTCGCTGGGACAAGCGCATTCGGAACTGTCCGCAGGGAAGAATCGCTTGTCCTTTTTTTAATGTGCAAGCTACAACCACAAAAATTATTTCGAAAAGGAGAAAAAAATCATGTCTGAGTACACCAACAACCTGAACGTCGTCTCCACCTACAAGGGCGAAAAGAGCGTCAGCATCACCGGCACGTTCCAGTGCGGCATCCACTTCCCCAAGAGTGGGGCAAAGCCGTTCAAGGTCATCGAGCGCACATCCAAGAACAACAAGCAGTACAAGCAGATTGCCTGTACTGTTGTTATCTCCCCGGATGACCGCAAGAACAACAACGGCAATCCTTTCTCTTCTGTCTATTACGATGGGAAGTACCTGACCTTCAAGGAGTTCCTGGAAACCACCGGCGTCGAGCTTATCAAGGGCAAGCTGTATGCCGGCGTGTTCATGGACCGCAGCACGATGGGTCTGTATCAGGTCATGGGCGACCCCAATTTGACCTTCAAGCAGAACATCGTTCTCTCCGGCGAACTGTCCGTCTATACGGATAAGGAAGGGAAGAAGCGTGCCGCTTTCGGCCGCGTGTCCCTGTTTGCCAAGGACCATGTGGGAGCCGATAAGGTGGAGAAAGAAAACGCGAACGTCATGCTGGAGGACGGCAACGCGCAGGCGTCCGGTGGGAGTTCCGCCACATACGCTTCCGCAGCGCCGGCCATGAATGATGACGGCTTTATCGACATCTCCGATGATGACGGTGAGCTGCCGTTCTGATTCGGCACATACAAAGCAAGGAGACACCGATTTCTCGGTGTCTCCTTTGTTGTAAAAACTTTTTAGGGAGATGCAACATGAAGGAGAAAGAACCCAAAATTGCCTCATTTCGGAATGCTACGACCATCTATATGGGCCATGCAAACGGACAGGATGGGGAGTGGAACCTGTTCTACAGCGAACACTTTGAGGGCCGCTCCACCGAAAGAAACTGCTCCATTGAGAAGGCTGGAATTATCCTCGGCACCATCTTTGAAGACGCCATCTTCGCCGATAAGGTCTCCGAAGATATCGTGCTGTCCCGTGCTTCTCGCCGCCAGTCTTACGACTATGTTGAGAAGCGGCAGCGTTTTCAGATTCTGGACATGGTGAACAAGGTTTCTTTTATCCTGGAATTGTATCCGAGAACGAAGGAAATCTACGTCATCACAGTCCTCACACAGGACAGAGAGGCCATCAATAAAAAAAGAAATACCGTTGTCATAAAGATTCTTCCGGCTGTTGAGCGGGAGGATGTTGTGGAATCAAAAGTTGTCTATTATGATTACGACTTGCGCATCCGGGCATTCAAGAAACTGTACGAGCAGGTTATGGATGCGTCCTGCCTGCCTTGCGAAGATTGAGTTGCCACAGCAGAAAGAATCACACAACAAGACACATCAACAGGGTAGCATAGCTACCCTGTTTTTTTGCGTGTTGATGAAAAAAGATTATTCGAACAGCTCCCCCTCCTCGTCAGCGAGTGTCTTTAGATACTTAAACACCGTCTCAAACGAATCAGGCGAGTGGTCATACTCTGTAATATGATTGAGCGCAAAGTAAGGTTCAACCATATTCACAACCATGAAGATGGGTAGGTGGTTGTCCTGTGCGAGTTTCACGATGCGTTCTCGGCGCTCAGGCAGTAAAAAGATATCGTCGATGAACCCGCACAGGGCGTAGAACTCGTTGTCATCAGGTGTGAGGGGAGCAACTGGCAGATTGGCAGTCTCCGGTATATCGTGGCCGGAAAAAGACTTCTTGTTCATAAAAACCTCCACAAAAAAGAAATATGGTGAATGGACACAGTTTCACAAAGAACTGTCCATCCACCATATTATTGAAGGGGAGAAATGAAAAAAATGATGCAAACGTGTTATCCATCGTTGCAAGTATATTATACCAAATTTGCATTAAAAAGTCAATCCAATTTTGAGGATTCCAAGAAAACCATTCCAATTTGCAAGAATTCTTGGGTTCTTGGGTTCCTTGTGCAAGAATGGGCCATTTCTCATATTTATCGCTATGCTAAGAACATACCAAGGAAGTATCACAAACAAAAAGAAAGTTCAGCCAGCGGTTATAGACCGCTGACTTTTATATAAACAAGACTATTTTATAAAGGAGAAATAAAAAATGAAACTGGTACTTGCAAAACAGGATTTCCGGAATAGCGATGCTTGGTCTGAGGTTTGCGATACGCTGGGCCTGCCGGATAATACTACACAGGTCGAGATATCCGCATCCGCAACGAAAGTCCGCACGGTAGAACATCCAGCATGGGAAGAAAAGGAATTTTGGCAGAATTTGGTTGCCGAGCACATTATGGGCGTAGATTTGGTTGATGCAGTACGCAACGGCGAAGTCGATGGCCTGAAAATCGAGCCGAGTGAGGATGAAGCGGGCTATGTGAAGATGATGATGCGTCGGCGTCTCAAAGACAACGAGCAATGGGACAGCGAGACTGTCGAAGATGACCCCTACGAGCTGTCTTCCGCAATCTTGTCGAGCCTGACAATCCGTAACTGTCAGCAGCTTCTCAAGCCGTATCTGGAATAATTCCAGTTATTTCAACTCATCTATATTGGCACTGCTTATATCAAACATCAAATATGAACGATTCCACAAATATTGTAAAGGAGAAATGAAAAAATGAAACTGACAACAGAAGAAAAGGCAAAGCTGAAATCCAATATTGAGAAAATCAAGGCATACATCGAAGCCGAAATCAGCCCGAAGCTCTGTGGTGAAGCGATTACTGTCTATTTTGGCAATGTGGTACACTTTGCCAACGGCACCACCGGGAAGCAGTATCGTCTCTATGTAGACGGACGCAGTGTTTGCGGAGGTGCAGGGAATCTGTGCATGAACCTGCTGCCAACCGGCACGCAGGAATTCGGCTGTTCTGACTTCTGCACTCGTTCGGATGCTGGCCTTGAGCTGATTCATTCGTGGCCTGCTATCAAGCAGGAACTGCTCCAAAAGGTGCAGAATGTTGCGGAGCGCAAAAGCAGCCTTGACAATTTTGAACTTTGAAAGAGAGGATATGCAATGTTGAGCAATGTGAAACTGACTGCGGCCAATGTTCCACACAAGGACAGCCTGACCACGGAAGAGAAGGCAACTCTTTGGAAGAACATTTCTTCAGCCCTTATTGAGACTGGTCGTCCAGGCATCAAGCGACTCCTGAACTGGATGCAGTCGGACTGTGGAAACGGCGTGATGAACTATGTCAACGCGCCCGCATCTACGAAGTACCACGGGAACTATCCTGGCGGTTTGATGGAGCATTCCTGGAATGTCTATGTATGGCTGACTATCATCGTAGGCAACGCCAACTCCATGAAGGACGCCGACGCGCAGCTCAAGAACGAGGAAAGCAAGGCAATGATGGACTCCGCTGCCATCGTCGCGCTTCTCCATGACATCTGCAAGGTCGGGTTCTATTCGATGGAACCGAAGAACCGGAAGACGTATGACGCGGAGAAGGTGAAAAACGCCCTTCAAAAGGACGTAAAGCACGACAGCCTCGGAGATTTTATCTGGGAGACGGTTATGAGCTACACCGTGACCGATACGCACAAGTTCGGCCACGGAGAGGCCTCCGTTGCCATCATCGAGAAATTCCTCGGCGTACTGGGACTTACCACGGAGGAGCGCATGGCTATCCGCTACCACATGGGAGACTTTGCGAATGAGCGCGAGACCAGTGAGGTCTATAATCGCTACCCGCTCGCTGCTATGCTCCACATGGCGGACCTTGCTGCGACCTACCTGGAAGAGCGTGAGTGTACGGACCAGATGGATGTATTCTGGGATACCGTTAAGGCATTTGCGCGGCCGGTCAAAGCGCCTGAGCAGGCTCAGCCTGCCACAGCGGATGCACCTAAGCCTGATGCGGAAACACCCTCAAAACAGGAAATGCCTCGCGGCCCGTTTCCGGGGCAGGGCTGACATGGAGCAATGCAAAAAGGCGTAGATTCCTACAACTAAACTGTGGATTGGCTGAGCCTGACTCCTTGTCAGCTCAGCCAATCCCACCGCTTAATTGGAAGAAGAAGTTAAAAAGGAGGAGAATGCACTATAGATATTCAACTATCCAACAATAAAGAAAAAGTCATCGTCTCCGATTTGCCGGACATGGGAGGGAAAGATATCATCATCCCATCTGCTATGTGGCCGCTCAACGGAAAAACAGGCATCGTCCTGAGCCACGACAATACTGTGCCGTGCAAAGATGACGGTATCCGCTCTGTTTTTGATGGGATGCAATTCACTGTTGGAGGCTGTTACCACAACGCTTTCATTTTGCGTGAAGCATTGCGGAACGCCGGCTATCAAGCTGACACTTATGCTGGATGGCTATTCGTGGGAGATACGATTCCTGCCCATCATTGTGTCGTCATCCTCAATGAGGACACCGTATTGGACCCGACTGTTATCGACTACCGAAAAATGGCGCTTGATAAATTGGACAAGAGAGAAGCTGTTGTGGACTTCCTCAAGTCCATGCAGGACAAGCCCAAAAGCAGTTACACCACTTTCGGGCAAGTCTTGCCCGGAATGATGTACTTCGTATCCAAATGCGAAGCTCGTGCAGCACATCGGACCAGAGCGAAGCTGGAAAAAGCATACCAGAACCACCCGGCGTTTGGCCGATTTATGAAGGGAAAGAGCCAGACGCCCATACAGGAAATGATTGCGAACGCTGGGATTTCTAATTTTTGAAAGGAGAAATGAGTTATGGAAAAGAATCTTGAGCTGACTATCCGCATGGATAACGACCATGTTGAAATCGACATTTACGAACCCGAATCGGGGGAGTGTTCTCAAATCGACGCTCCGCTGAGTTTCGACGAGCATCCTGAGTTCGATAAGAACATCGGCGACGAAATCTACAGCTGGCTCTCGCTCTGGGCAGACGAGTTGGCTGGCAAGAACTAATCGAAAGGCCCCCACAATTCTGGGGGCCTTTTTTCATCATTTTATTGACAATCAAGATGTTATGTGGTATAATACAAACATAAATTGAAGGAGGCAAAACACGCGGGTGCTTCGGCAGGAGCAAATGCCCGTCGGTTCGAATCCGACCGCCCGCCATTTTTTCTTTCTCCCTTTTCATTCAAATACATCTGCCCTGGCAGGCGGCGTCGTAGTCTGCCTTTCTCCTTCAGTATATATGCGGGTGCTCCGGCAGGGGCAAACGCTCGTCGGTTCGAATCCGACCGCCCGCCATTTTTTCTTCTCCTTTTTACCCATACATCTGCCCCGGCAGGCGGCGTTATAGTCTGCCAATCCCCCCCTTAAAGCAATATATGCGGGCGCTTTGGTAGGAGAGCGCACTCGCCGGTTCAAATCCGGCCACCCGCCGTTTTTTCAACTTTCTCCATTCATGAAGCGCCCTGGCAGGCGGCATCGTAGTCTGCTTTCTCCTCTAAAAACTGTTTATGCCGGCAGAAGTCTGGGCGGATTCAGCTTCTTAATCCAAAAGGATGTAGAGTTCACGGGTTCGAATCCCGTTGCTGGCGCACTCGTCGAGATTACGACCCCGGCAGACGGTCCCAAAGTCTGCCCACGAAATATTGAGGTGTAGCCAAGTGGTAAGGCATGGGACTTTGACTCCCTGACTCGCTGGTTCGAATCCAGCCATCTCAGCCATTCTCCCACAGAGAAAAATGCTGGCATAGCTCAGTTAGCAGAGCGACGCACTCGTAATGCGTAGGTCGTCGGTTCGAGTCCGACTTTCAGCTCCAGAAATAAAACATTAGAAAAGGAGAATGGCAATGTTGGATTCAGCAGACTTAAAGCAAGCATTAAAAGTCACCTCAGCAGACTTAAAGCAAGCATTAAAAGTCACCAATCGGAACGAACGAGCGGCGGATGCGGTAGCTGCATTAGTCGGGAAAAGCGTGGCGCTTAATGCTATTCCAAAACTGTCGGATATTCCTGAGAAAACAGAAGAACTTGTCCGCCGCAAACAAGTTCTGGCTGATATGTACGGCTTTGTTGAACAAAACTATGCCAGCGTTTTGATTTCGGGGCATCTCTTTCAACACGGCGATGAAAATAGGCAGGCGTTTGCCACAGCATACCGCGAATTGTATCACGCATTGATGGATTATATCAACCACTCAATGCGGGGCATGGATATGCTCTATAAGGCTGATGATTGCGAATGTCCGCCGTGGTATATCTGGAACACCCGCAAGGAAGATTTTGTGGATGAATGGGAAGCCCAATATTCCATGAAGTTTGGCGATACGATGGCGGCTATGAGTCAGCAGCAGGGCAAAATGCTGGGAACTATCACTGAATATGCCGCTAAAGTACGAGATGCCTTTGCTGCATATTCGGTAGACTACAGAACCGATTCACCGGGGCGTGGCGTTGAAGTATTGCAGCAATATAAGGAATATTGCTCCCGAAATCCTGTGCAGCAGCATTGGGGGTAAGCACACCAAGCCGCCTTTGGCGGCAAATATGGGCCGGTATTCCGTAGCAGGTAGCGGGCCAGACTGTAAATCTGGTGCCTCACGGCTCGGCTGGTTCGAGTCCAGCACGGCCCACCATCTCTTAATATGCTATCGTGGTGAAATTGGCAGACACGGCAGACTCAAAATCTGCTGCCGGAAACAGCGTAAGGGTTCAAGTCCCTTCGATAGCACCATCCCGGTATGCGGGCGAGGAAGCGCAAAAAGCTAAGTGATTGGCGGCTGGCATCATTGCTAAGTGCTGGGCGGCTGGCAGGAAGGCGTCCGCGACCGGGAGCCGAGCAAAATGCTGACATAGCTCAGTTGGTAGCGCAGCACATTTGTAATGCGTAGGTCGCCGGGTCAAGTCCGGCTTCCAACTTTATTTGGTCTCTTAGCTCAGTTGGCAGAGCACCTGACTGTTAATCAGGGTGTCGCTGGTTCGAGTCCAGCAGGGACCGCCACAAGAGATAGGCTTAACAGAATATAGTGGTGAGAACCCACCGGGGCGGTATCCATTCCGTGCCGACAGGGCAGTAAAAGCCGTTTGCCCAGCCATATCTCTTTCCTTCGGTGCCATAGACGAATTGGTAAAGTCATCAGCCTTTCACGCTGAAGAGTGCGAGTTCGAGCCTCGCTGGCATCACCATAGCCTCGCTGAAAACTGCACTGCTCGGATGTGTCCGGCCTGATATCAGTGTGTGACAATCTAAGCGGGGCTATGCCATCCGGGACGGTCCCGGACCAGAGGACCTGGGCGGGTGTTCGATTCCCCAAGCCGTGTGGTTCGACTCCACACGGCAACGGTTGACGGTCCTCTCTTCACCTTAAACCGCTTGTGGTGGGTTCGATTCCCAACCGTCCCTGCCATATATATCGGGGTGCCTGGAGATGGTTCCAGTCCGGCCTCATAAGCCGGTTGACGCGGGTTCGAGTCCCGCCCCCGAAACCAGTTGCCGAGTCGCTCTCGGCTGATGTGAGCGTGTGCAGAAAGCCTCACGAAGAATGACAATGCCCGACAATTCAGGCGCGGAGCCGGTGGGTATACACGGCGGCTTGCGAAAGCGCCCATGACGCGCAAGTAAACGATGCCTCGATTGTCGGGAGCTGCAACAAGCAGCGTTGGTGTTTAACGGTCAGCACTCCGGTCTTCCAAACCGGCGGTGCCGGTTCGAATCCGGTACGTTGCTCCACGTCCAGTGCTCGGACAAAGTACACGTCTGAACGGTCTGCCCACAGATAGAGCACATCAGGGCAGGGGAAACGGGGACTCACGGGGGCTAACCGCAAGCAGCCGCCCCGCAGCGGTGACAGTCCGGAGAGACGGGCAAGCAGCAGCCAGCAAAAGCGGCGTCGCAAACTATCCGTTTTTCGCGGGTTTGTCTTGTGATGCCGCTTATTTTTTGAATTTTTTGCCCACCGAAAGGAGCTTACACATGGAAAAAATCACACGAAAAGTGACCGCTACGGTCATCCATTATTCCGAGGCCGTTTTGGAGAACGGTATGCCGGCATTCAAGGAATGTCCGTCCGAACTGGTCGCAGATGCTGTCGATTCCGCTCAGGCCCTCGCTTATCTGCGCAAGAAGTACGGAACAGACCGCTCTTTCCTCGTGACTGGTCTGGAGACGTCCACAAAGAAGTATGAGATGGACCTGGCTCTGTTCGTAAAGACCGCCACGCCGGTCATGGAGGTAAATGCTGTACCGGACGCAGAGCCGGAGGCTGAACAGACTGCGCCTGCTACTCCCACTTCGGAAGCGCCTGCTGCCGCAGTTGAGGTAGCCGCATCCGCACCTGTTCAGGAAGCCACTCCTGCACCCGTAGCTGCGGAGTTTACTCCCGCGCCTGTTGCGCCTGTCGCACCGGTTGAGCCTGCTGCACCTGCCACCGAACCCGCTGTGGCCGTTGCCGTTCCCGCAGGCGAAGTTGAAATTTAACCGTCATGCACAGCAGAGCGAAAGAAAGGGCAAAACTTCTGACAGCTATTGCCGGTGTTGCGCTGATAGTTGCGGCAGTTGTCGGAATTGCTATCTCACTGATGACCGGGATGCCGTCGGGAGACGGCATCTCAGGTCAAGTAACCATTCAGCCCTATACAGAGGATTCACTTGCAGATATGGATGCAAAAGGAACCTTCTGCAAGTCCGTGCTCTCCACAAAGGTAAACAGGAAACTGGAGAAGAACGGATATTTAATGCTGGACACGAAGAAAGAATACGAAAAGTACCTGAGCGAATACCTTGACATCGTGCAGGTGGAGCCGGAACAGGTCCCGCTCGTCGATGACTGGTATGCCGCCGGATATAAGGCGATTGTTTTCTCTACAGATGCCTACGGAACAGAGGTCAATCTGGTGGCCGCCGAGCAGTATATCGGGGACGAGAGCGTTAAAATCGTCATCGAACCGGCAGAAATCAATCCTGCCTTCCAGTTCAGCCAGGATATCTCTAACTGCAAGCAGACCTCTGTAATTGTCTATATTCAAGCGGAGGTTCTGGATAATGCGGAAAGCATTGAATTTCTGGTGAAAGGAGAGAGTTGAAAAATGGCAAACCGAACGCTGAAAACGCAGCCGGGCGTCGATGCCTGGTGCAGTCTCCCTGACAAGCTGCTGTCCGAACAGGGGAAGGCCCTGGTATCTTCTGACCCTGACCTGAGCGAGCGGACACTTCGCCTACTGAGTGAAATTGAACAGCATAAGGACGAGGACATGGAGTGTTCCTTTGAAGATGTGTGTTTCTACGATAAAGGAGGACACTCTAAATCCGTTGGACTGGCCTGCCTGTCTATCTGCATCAAGGCAAACCCGTATGCTTCTCTCGCAGAGGTTGCGGCCAGGTATTCCGCCATGAGAAACAAGAACTTTGCGGCAGTCGCAAGAGCATTGGTAGACCTGAAGCACGAGAAGGGTTCTTTCATCGTTTATTCCAGGAATAGGCATGACGGAACTATTCAGGTAAACGCCTGGATGCCGTTCATCGTCAACGCGGGGCATGAGCTGCCTCCTGTGAAGGGAAGTGCTACCATTGCGTAGAGCCATCTATAAAGGCGTTGTAGTAGGTGTCCTGATTCTTGGCATCGCATATTTTTGGCACGAGCAGGGAGAGCTTTATATGGACGTCCTGCGCCATATCCCTCAAATCCTGTTTGAAGGATACCAACCTGCGGCGTTTGACCCAGAGGTTCAAAAGAAATTTGGAATATGGGTCCTGACGGAATGCCTACTCGCCGTATTTCTGCTTCCTAACGGCAGAAAGCGTAGGAAATGGGAGAAGGATGATGACGAGGACGAGGACTGAGCGAATCACTCTCATATACTCGGCCGTGTGAAACATAAAATTCGCAGTGGAGGTGTTTCAGGTGAAAAAGTCAACACAAGTGGTATTTACCATCGAATGCGGTGCGACTCCTGACGAACTAATGCAGGCCATTCAAGATATCGTGCTTTCAAAGCTACTTGCCGGCCGAGCGGAGGTAGCATCTTGAACGAGCTGGATGCGCGTGGTATAATCGAACCAGCAGAATTTGGCTGGCATCGAAAGGAGGCCGGCACATGAGAATGTGCGGATACGCACGAGTTAGCACCGACGAGGAACGGCAATTAGATAGCTTAGAGCATCAGATGGAGTTTTTCTCGGATTTTGCAAAGCAGAATGGGCATCATCTGGTCAATGTCTACACGGATGAAGGAATTACAGGCAGACAGCTCAAAAAGCGCGATGCGTTCAACAAAATGCTGAGCGACTCAAAACTTGGGCTATTTGACCTTCTTGTGGTCAAGGATGTCTCACGATTTGCACGAAATACTGTAGACCTACTCACGTCGATTCGACAGCTCAAATCGAGAGGAATCGACGTGATTTTTGTCAATAACAGCCAGAAAGTGCTTGGCGAATCGGAGTTCATCATCACGCTGCTCGGCGCTGTGGCGCAGGAGGAAAGTTCAAACCTGTCTAAGCGAGTCAAGTTCGGGAAGAATATTACATCAAAGAAAGGAAGAGTACCGCCGCGAATTTTCGGATATGACCGGATTGATAACTTCACTATGGAAATCAATGAGAGGGAAGCGGAGGTCGTCAGAGAAATCTATCATCTCTACATCGACGAGGGACTCGGATGCCGCCTTATCGCCATCACACTTGCCGAAAAGCAGATGAAAACCAAGTTTGGTAACGATTGGAACCAGAGGAACATACGGAGAATACTGGAGAACCCAATTTACAGCGGACATTACATCAATCACCGCTACACCGTTGTGGACTTTCTGGAAGGAACGACGAAGGCGCTGCCGAAGGAACAGTATTACCACCATGACCGCCCGGAATGGGCCATCATAACGCCCGAACGCTTCCAGCAGGCACAGGAAATCTTGGAGCAGAGGAGAAAACAATACGCGACCGAATACACGCATTTCACTGGGCGATACAGCAACAGGCATTTATTCAGCACCCTGATACGCTGCAAGGAATGCGGACGCGCCTTCTCACGAAGAGTGACGCATTATCCAAACTCCGATTACATTTACTGGCGATGTCCAACCAACAACCAGTATACCGCAAAACGATGTTCCAACAACACAATCGTCAGAGAGGATGACCTAATTGAAACACTCTCCACCTACCTGAGAGAGGTTGTCTCTAACAAAGAGTCCATCGCTCAGGAAATCGCACGCAAGTTTAAGGAAGCAAATGCGGTGGAGGGAAGTAAGCCAGACGCTCAAACGCTTGAGGCGAAAAAGGTCAAGCTGAAGGCAAAGTTGGAAAAGTATATGGAGATGTACGCCAATGATGTCATCACGATGGAAGCGTTGAAAAGTAAGACAGCAGAAATCAACGAATCTATCAATGTGATTGATGACCAGCTTATTCTCCTCGAAGGACAACGCACACAGGAAAGGACCATCGAAAGCATCACGAATGAAGCGATGACGGAAATTGAGCGGTTTCTCAGCCTGCAATCTGCAACCAATATGGACCTCAGAAGAATTATAGATTCTATCATCGTGGACGACAAAAAGCAGGTGAAAATCAATCTAAAAATAACGGGCAATTTGTAAAGAGGAGCTGCTTTGCATACCTACTTGGTGTAGACCGTAGATGTCATCGACACCAAATAGGAGTCCACGCCCCACGCACACGCTGCAAAATAACACAGCCAACACGCACATTTGGTGTCAATTACAACTGACAATGATACTAAATAGGCATCCAGCCAAATTCTGCAATTTCAATCTCTGACATAAGTCAATAATCCCCCACCAAATCTAACGAGACAGGAGCGATTTTTCTATGATGAATAGCAATCTCGAACAAATTCAAGAGAGACAGCGCGTCCGCGCCCGCATCGTTTCTTTAGCAACGGTCGTGTGCCTGACGGCTGCTATGTTTACCGTCACCGCTTTTGCGGCAAATACGGACACCGCGCATGGCTTCCAGCAAATCGGGAAGATGATGCAAAAATTCATCGCGTTGCTGGCTCTGGTCGGCATTGGCTCCAATGCTGCTAAGGCTCTGGTCGGTACGGAAAAGGAAGTGAAAGAGTGCAGGAACAACATCGTCATGATTCTGTTTATTGCTGGTGTTGCCATCCTTGCTCTGCTACTCTGGCGGTGTGTGATTGAACAACTCTGCGGGTAAGGAGCGGTGTTGCACACGAAAACCTTGAGATAACATTCCTCATAGGAGGAGGGCGTATAGTGAACACAAAGAAGTTCGATATTCATTGGACAGCGACCCAGGCCGAAATCCGGCATTGGATGCAGAAAGAATCCGAGCGGATGGGAGACTGGCTTGACACATTTGTGATTTCGTGGACACACATCGGCGATGAAGAAATCTATCGGCTTGAACTATCTTCCGAAGCAAGCATGAAATTGGTCAGACGTGCGCAAGCAGAAGGGCGGCTGCGCGATTGCCGGTTTGGCACGATTCTGTGCCTTGCGTATGCCAGAGACAACACGGGAGAGTGCCTGCCAACCATTAAGGCAGAGGGAGACACCCTGTATTATGCACTACGGAAAGATTTCCATATAAAGAGAAATTTGGGCCATACATAAAGAGCGACCATGCGTTTTCGCATAGCCGCTTTTTTTATTTTCAAGTTCACAGAAAAACAGAAAAATGCCCGCAAATAAATACGCAATAAATTGACAATTTAGCAGTAATGTGGTATAATGAGAACCAAAGAACCAGGGTGCTTGTATTCTCAAGAATACAGGCAGAAAGGAGAATTTCGATGATAGGAAAGCAGGCAACCATCTATACAGACGGCTCTTGCATCGGCAATCCCGGACCTGGCGGCTGGGCGGCTGTCATCCTTTGCGATGGGAAGCAGATAGAGTTGTCCGGAGGCGCGAGCGACACGACGAACAACCGCATGGAGCTGATGGGGCTGATTCAAGGATTAAAGGCGCTGGACAAGGACACGACCGGCGTAAAGATATACAGCGACTCCCAGTATGTTGTACGGGCCTTTAACGACGGCTGGCTGAAAAGCTGGAAGCGGAACGGCTGGAAGCGAAAGGAAGGCCCGGTAAAAAACCTGGACCTCTGGAAGGAGCTTGATAAGCTGACAGCACAACGCAAATGCACCTTCATCTGGGTGAAAGGACACAACGGCAATCAGTATAACGAGCTGTGTGACCAGATGGCCTGTGCGGAGAGCGCAAAATACGCGGACGGCTGCGGCGAGGAAGATGATAGGCCTGCTGACATCCTGTTCAGTGTGGACGATATCCTCGCAGCACTCGACGAGGTGCTGAAAGAGGCGCAGAAACGGGAGCATGGTGTTGAGACGCCATGCGGCGGGATGGAGCTTTGCGACTATTGTAGAAGCGACGACGGGCAGTTCCTTTGCGCGAAGGCGTTTGTCCGCAGAAGGGAATTCTTGAGCAATGGAATGGATTCAGAATAAAACAATTTATCATACAATCGAAGAGGCAATTCTCGGTATGTCGGGTCAAAGCGCAGAAGAACTGTTATCGCCGAGAGAAGTGCCCGCAGAGCAAGTCTGCGGTATTAAGCAGGCGGGGGAGACCATTGAGGAATGTATCCGCAAGAATATGCCCGTCGTGATTGTCGGCGACTATGATGCGGACGGCATCACCTCGACCACGATTCTGACGCGGCTCCTGTATAGCATGGGCGTCAAGGTGCGGCCCATCATCCCCCGCAGATTTACGGACGGATACGGCGTATCCGATTCGATTTTGAAGGGCGTCGAAAACAGCCTTATCATCACGGTAGACAACGGCATCGCGGCCGGCGACGTTCTGGACAAGGCCGCCACGGAGCACGGCAACACGGTCGTAGTGCTGGACCACCATCTCGCAGATGGCCGTGAACCGAAACGCGCCGCTGTAATTTGTGACCCACACATGGACGGAGACTCCAGCCCATACAAGGAATATTGCGGTGCAGGTCTTGCGTTCAAGCTGGCGCAGTATATGCTCCGCGTTGCGGACATCAGTGCCATGCCGGATGATTTACTGGTACTTGCGTGTATCGGCACGATTGCGGACTCCATGCCGCTGACGGGTGATAACCGAGCTATTGTTATGAATGGCTTGCGACGAGTCAACAGCGGGGAAGCGCATCTGCCTGCCGGCATCAATCAGTTGCTCTGGACAGCCTCCTCCGGCGCTCCGATGAATGAAGAGACTATCGCATACACCGTCGCGCCGCTTATCAACGCGCCTGGGCGTATGTATAATGCCGGAGGAACGTCCGTGCTGAAGGCCCTACTGTGTACGGATAACAGCAACGCACAGGCCTATCTTGGAAAGATGGTTGCCATCAACAACGACCGGAAAGCGACTGTTGAGGAGTGGATGGGCAAAATCCGCGCCGCGATTGACACGCAGGAGAAGCTGTCCGCGCCACTCGTTGCATTCGCAAAGAAAATGCCGGAGGGCATCGTTGGTCTGGTTGCTGGCAAGCTGGCAAATCAGTATCATGTTCCAACCATTGTTCTGGTCGAAACGGAAGATGGCATTGCAAAAGGGTCGGGGCGGTCCTACGGAGATTTTGACATGAAGGCTATGCTGGACACCCTTTCTGACCTGCTTATCACATACGGCGGCCATGTGGGTGCTGCGGGCTTATCTTTGATGCCCGATAAGGTCTCCGAGTTCAGAAAACGTGCGAGGGATTACTGCACCGGTATTGAACAGGCGGGCGAGTATATCCGCTATGACATTGTGCTCCAGTCCAAGGATTTTGGAGCGGCAGTTCAGACGCTCAAGAAGTACCAACCGTTCGGACAGAGTGTCCCAAAACCCGTGTGTATGGTGAGAGGATTTCAGGCGCTCGGTATGCTGGAGATGGGCACGAATAAAACGCACATCAAGTTGTCCGGAAGGAATGGAAACGTGGTGGCATTCAACATGGCGGAAGCGTTCCGCAGCATGGGGAGTCCGGAGGTCATCGACGCTGTTGGCAGTCTCGGAGAGAATACCTTCCGTGGGGAAACAACCGTACAGTTTCTGGCAGATGATATCCGGGCGCATATTTGATTTATTTGAAAGGAGGGGGGCAAATCGTGAAATTGTCGGCTATCGGTATCACCCCGCAGAAGGAAAAGCAGTTCAACGGGAAAGGTATTTTCTCTGTTGAGGACATGGTACGCTACCTTCCGCGAAAATACAACGATTTCAGCAGAGAGACTGGAATCTTGCCGGAGGACCAAATCTCCTGCCTTATTGTAACGGTCAATAAAGTCTGTACCTACAACAACGGAAAGCCGTTGATGATTGTGTTTTGCGAAACGGAAGACGGAAAGCGTATCTTCGTCAAATGGTTCCATCAAAACTATCTCGCGGCAAAGTACGAAGAGTTCGTTGGACATAAGGTCTATTTGTGCGCAAAACTCGAATATAGCGCAGAATATGACAATTACTCGGCGACCTCGCCGGAAATGTTTGAGCCTCGTATCAGCATCGGAAAGCGTATTATCCCAGTTTACAGCAAAATTCCCGGCATGAGCATGGACTACTTGTCTGCAAAAATGGAAGCAGCAGTCAGTATGCCAGAGGCGCTGGGAGAGACGCTGCCTCCGGACATGGTTGCGGACGAGAAGCTGCTGCTTATGCGGGAGGCTTTGTACTCTGTCCATTTCCCGCAGAGCATGGCGCAGATAGAAAAGGCCCATGACCGTCTTCTTCTGGACGATATGGTGTACTTCGCCATGAGTAATGAATACGCGGCCAGAAGCTCCAGCACCGGAAGCCCCTTCAACATCAAGACACTTGGAACTATCAAGGAAATCACAGAAAATCTCCCATATCAACTCACAATAGACCAACAGGATACGGTCAATTCCATGATTCAGAAGGTACGGGAGGGAAAGCGCCTGAATGCGCTGGTCCAGGGCGATGTCGGATGTGGCAAGACCATCGTTGCCATACTGATGATGGCTGTGCTTGCGGAGAATGGGTATCAGGCAGTCCTGATGGCTCCCACGCAAGTCCTTGCCAAACAGCACTATGCCGACCTATGCGCAATTCTGGAGCCGGTAGGCTTCCACATCGCGTATCTCGGTTCCAACATGAAAGTGAAGGAGAAGAAGGCTGTTCTGGCGTCCATTGCGAGCGGTGAGGCAAATATCATCGTCGGTACGCATTCCGTTATCGGAAAGAGCGTTGAATATAAGAACCTTGGTATCACAGTTACGGACGAGGAACACAAATTCGGTGTTGCGCAGCGGGCGGCTCTGGTCGAAAAGGCGGCGGCGGGCGTTCACAGCATCACCATGAGTGCCACCCCCATCCCCCGGACGCTGGCGCAGGTCATTTATGGCTCCGCAATCGACCTCTACACCATCCAGACGATGCCAGCAGGGAGGAAGCCGGTTGTTACCGGTATCGCCACGGACGAAGAACGAATCATGCGATTTGTTCTGAGTCAGAAAAGAAAAGGTCACCAATGCTATGTGGTTTCGCCGATGATTGACTCCAGTGAAGATATGGCCGGAGTTCTTTCCGTGGAAGAAGTTAGCAGGGAATACGAGAAATGGCTGAAGCCATACGGTGTCCGCATTGCCACGCTGACTGGCAGAGACAGCAAGGAAACAACAGAGGAAACGATTCAGAAATTCAAGGATGGAGCGATTGATGTTCTTATTGCAACGACAGTCATTGAGGTCGGTGTCAATGTACCGAATGCCACCGCAATGATTATCACAAACGCCGAGCGGTTCGGCCTTTCCTCCCTGCACCAGCTTCGCGGACGTGTCGGCAGAAGCAGCCTGCAATCCTATTGTGTGCTGCAAAGCAATGACCAGTCGGAAAAAGCGATGCAACGGCTTGGTGCAATGGTTCGAACCACCAACGGCTTTGAAATCGCGGAGGAAGACCTGAAAATCCGTGGAGCGGGAGACTTTCTTGGAACCAGGCAAAGCGGCGAAAACAAATACATGGCATTGATGCTGGCATATCCGGATAAATACAAGTATGCGCTAACTCTTGCCAAGCGGATTCTGGACGACCGGAAGAAGTGTCCCCTCCTCACGAAGGTGCTGGCCGAACAGGAGGACGAAAGTGGTGAATAATGTGGTCTTTTGTATCCAGACACTTCCTCACGATAACTCAGGCTTTTCGCTGCCGTTCCCAGATTCGGCGGAGTTGCTTGAGGTTATCGCGGAGCACAACTGGCTGCACCCGGAAGACCCTATTGCCACGATGCTCACAAGCTCCTGTAAGAACACCTTCCAGGACGGGGAACAGTTGATTCCGGTCGGCTCCATTGAATTTGTTGAGAGTGGTCTGAGACAGTGGTATGGCATTGAACGCGGGCTGACTCCGCTTTTCATCCCAGAGCCGCTGAGGCCATTCGCCCACAGGTGGGTACAGGTTACGCATGGGAAGCAGCAGGCCGAAAGCGCCCTCGCCGACCTTGGCAAAGCATTCATTAAAAGCGCATCCGTCGTGAAGTGTGACTATGCCGGCATCTACCACGCAGGACAGAAGCTGCCGGACGATACAGACTACTTCGTTTCACAAACTATCGACATCGTTTCAGAGTGGCGCATATTTGTTCATCGAGGCAACATTCTCGACCTTAAAAATTATTCCGGCGACCCGTGGCAAATGCCTGACAGGACCACCGTAGAGAAGATGGTTGAAGCCTTCACCAATACTCCGAAAGCATACACGCTCGATGTAGCCGTGCTGCGGAATGGCCAAACGGCTGTCATCGAGGTGCATAACTTCATCGCCTGCGGACTTTACGGCTTCACCAGCCCGAAACTACCGCTCATGTACTGCGATGGCATTTACTTCGAGCTGGAGCAGAAAATGTGATGCGGAACAAGGGCAAAAAAGATGCTCCCGGTTGTCCGGGAGCATCTTTGAGGTCAATGGCTCGAAAGCCCTGCAAAAAGACTACCAAGCCAGCGGAGTGCCTGCATGAGCATCACAATCAGGTCAGCATAAAGACCGGGAGCGAAGAAATAGAGAATAAACAGTACGCCAAGGATGCTCACGATGGTGGAGAGCGTATCCTTTAAGAACTTGACGGCGCAGGACAGCGCCATCACCCCAATAAACAGAGCTACCAGCTGGTCTGTACTCAGGCTTGATAAAAAAGTTTTGGCAGCATCAAATAATTCCGTCATGGGAAAACCTCCTTTGCCATTTTCCCAAGTATAGCGTACAAATTTCAAAACGCCAAATTTTCATTTTCTTGAAAGGAGATGGGATACTCCAACAAGTATCCTCACGAAATCATGAGTAGCAAAAAGCATAAAAAGGGCAGCCTTGTGAAGAAAATTGCGTCCTTCCTCGCAGTCTTCTTTATTCTGATGTCCGTAGGCTACGGCGTCGGGATTGTCCCGGAGTCATGGATAGACGCTATCGAGTACATCGCAAGTCCACTGGATGGCCCTCAAGGGCTATGGAAGGGCGATAAGAACACCGGCGATACGCAGACGTCAAGTCAGGACAACGCGGCGGTACAGGGTACACGGACGCAGGTCTCTGGCACACTCAATGTGGAATTCATAGATGTTGGACAGGCGGATGCAATACTCATTTACAACGATGAAAACGCCATGCTCATAGACGCCGGCAACAATCCGGATGGAAAACCACTGACCAATTACATTAAGAGCCTTGGCATCGACCATCTGGACTATGTGATTGGCACCCATAACCACGAGGACCACATCGGAGGTATGGATGACGTTATTACCGCGTACAGCTCCGCAGTCGATTGCATTATGCTCTCCGAGGAGGAGGGAACGACCGCAACCTACCGCTCTGTAGTGGAGGCCGCAGACAGCAGCTCCGCCGAGCAGCTGACACCGAAGGCGGGGGAGACATATACGCTGGGAGATGCCACATGGCAGATTCTATCTTGTGATACGGATATGCCTGACCTGAACGAGTCCTCCATCGTTATTAAGCTCACCTATGGCAACACATCATTCCTCTTCACCGGCGATGCGACGATGAACACGGAGCAGGGCCTCGAAATGAGTGGCTACGACCTCAAGAGCGACGTCCTGAAGGTAGGCCATCACGGCTCCGCAGGTTCCACGGCAGATTCCTTCCTCGATGCCGTGGCACCAGAAATCGCAGTCATTAGCGTGGATTCCGAAAGCGATATGGGCGAAATGTACCATCATCCGGCAACCTCAACCTTGCAGCGTCTCAGCCAGCACGGCATCAAGGTCTACCGCACGGACGAACTTGGAACCATTCGCATTACCAGCGACGGCGAAAAGCTCGCTGTTTCGGCATTTGCAACAAGTACGGATGGAACCTGAGAACCCACATTCTTTTACTCTTGAGTTCTTATTGACAATCAAGCTGTTGTGTGGTATAATAACGTCATAAAGGAAGCCAAGCGAAATTCGCTGAAACTAATATATGAGAGGAGAAAAACCGATGAAGGTTATCTGCATTGCAAATCAGAAGGGCGGCGTCGCAAAGACAGCGACCACCGCAATCATGGCTTCCGCGCTGACAAAGCGCGGGAACAAAGTTCTTGCGGTCGATATGGACCCGCAGGGCAATCTCAGCAAGCAGGTCGGTGCGGAGGATAACGGCAGGGGCGTCTATAGCGTCCTCAGAGGGGACATCGCCATTCAGGATGCTATCCAGCACTTCGACCGCTTTGATATCTTACCCACCAATATTCTGCTGGCCGGTCTGGAAGGGGAGCTGGTATCTGAGATTGGTCGTAGCTTCCGCCTGAAAAACGCACTCAAGGACAGCGCTGTGCGGGACGTTTATGACTATGTACTCATTGACACGCCGCCTTCCCTCGGCATCCTGACAACCAACGCGATTGTGGCCGCCGACTACATTCTAATTCCCACGGATGCGGATTCCGACGCCATCAGCGGTATCGCCCAGCTCGGCAACACGATTCAGCAGGCAAGGCAGTATTGCAACGTGGACCCGAAAATCCTCGGCATCCTGTTCACCAAGTTCGACCCGCGCCAGAATAACAGCAAGGACATGATGAAAGTTGCGATGCAGGCAGCAAATGCGCTGGACACTAAGGTGTTCAACACCTTCATTCGCTCGGCAGTTATCGTAAAAGAGACCAAGAGCCGTGAACTGGACTTGCTGACGGCTGCACCGGACAGCACGGTTGCTATGGATTATATGGCACTGGCAGACGAAATCGCAAAGGAGGGTATCTGATATGGCAAAGAAGCTCGGAAGTCTCGATACGAACAAAATGTACGCGAGCCTGTTCGGCGGGCCGCAGGAAGCAGCGGAGGAGCAGAAACCGGAAAAGGAGTCTGAGAAAAGACTGGAGGCTGAAACACAGGAAGAGCCGAAGGCAAGTACGAAGTTGCCCAGTGTCGCACAGAAGCCGTCCAAAATCCCTCCTTCTATGGAAGCGATTGGCTTGGAAGAAAAGCCGCGTCGCAAGCTGACCCGTGCTATTTCTCAGCCATACCGCTACGACTCCAAAAAGCCGGATGAACTGGTAAAACGCTCGTACTTCATGAGTGGAGACCTGATTCTCGCGCTGGAGGAGCGCGGTATCCGTGAGAAACGCAAGGGCGGCTCCGGCGAACTGTCGGCAATAGTCCGCGAGGCTTTGAGAGAATACCTCGCCGACGAGTTGAAGGACACCGCAGGTTTTTGGGAAATCTGAAGTACGCAAGCAACGCTACCGACTGCAATACGCGGTCGGTGGCGTTGTTTAGCTTTAAGGTTCTTAGGTTCCTGCGACGGGAAATTTCACGCTTTGCATATCTTCTGGTATGCTCAGACCATACAAAGGAAGTATCACAAACATAAAGAATGTTCAGTCAGCGTCCGTTAGGGATGCTGACTTTTATATATAAAAAAACAGTCAAAAAACTGAAAGGAGAATACTTGAAATGGCAAAATTCATGATAACCAGCATCGACTGGGAGACGGATGGGGAGGAAGTTTCTCTTCCTACCGAGGAAATCGTTGACGGTGCCGACGATGCGGATGCGGCGGTTGACGCCCTGTCCGACAAGTACGGATGGCTCATCAAGAACTGCTCTGTGGAGGAGTTCAAAGACCGCGAGTTGATTGCTCAGCTCATTTGCGGCCGTGGCCAGTGTTACTGTGCCTACGATTGTGGGCATAGCAATAAGCCGTCCAAGGACAAGCTCGGCCCCTTTATTGGGACAGAAACGGTTTGCCCGCTGGCAAAGTTCCATGTAACGCCTGATACGCGCCCCTGGTATGAGCTGCTTGGAGAGCCATCTCTGACGCAGCAGGATTGCTGGAATTTCTGCGCTCAGTGCGACCATGCCTCCGTCTCTGAGGACGGCACAGTGACTTTGAAGGACTTTGAGACCGCGTGTCTGGATTGCCCTGTCAAAGCTGTTCTGGACAACATTCAGGAATGCGAAGCGGAATTCTGAATTTTTATAAAAGGAGAAAAAGCAATGTACACGATTTCGTGGGAAACCCCTGATGCGGAAGACATCTTCATGGCGTTGTAAGCCCTGCAAAAGGCTAAATACAGATAAGAAGAGAGTTGCTTGCGGGATAACCCAAGCAACTCTCTCCACCCACCTATTTTCGCAAATACCAAAAAAATCAACGAAAAGGAGACATTGAAAGAATGAGCACTTATCAGGAAAAAAAGAAAAAGGCGCGTGAGAAAGCTATCGAGTGGCAGGAACGGTTTGGAGAGCAATCCATAAGCTACGAGGAGCTTGCCATCGCGCAGTCCGTCTTTGAACAACTCGGTCGGCGCTATGGTCTGCTGACAGAGTTCAGAGAGAACGGAATCTGCTGAAAGGAGTTCGAAACATGACGAGAGAAGATTTACCGAAAGGTTCGCTCAACATTGTACCCTTGAGCTGGAAGCAGAACAATCATGTCCAGTACGCCTACGAAAAGAATTTCGCGGCTCGGATTTGGCGTTTTCGAAACCTGCCTGGGTATGCTTTCATGCACAGATGGGCACAGAAGCAGATAGATTTGCATTGCGGCGACAGCCTGGATGGTATCTCCGCAAGGGTCTATATGGATACTGTGTTGGAGCAGGAGGGCGCAGAGCTTCAGACGTGGGCAAAGAAGTACATCGCACAGTCCCTTTGGGCAGACTACGCCAAGACGCCAAGAGACGCGACGGGCCGCATCCGCGAAGAGTGGACGGTCTGGTGCGGCACACAGGAAAGGCCTACGGCGATTCCGTTCAAAGCGGGGACGAGCAAGGAGGAAATCAGAAGCTGGTTTAAGGAAACGTTCGGTCTGATACCGGCGTAAGACACTAAATACGAAAAGGGGAAAAACCAATGAGAACAAAGGACAGCATTATCGAGGAAATCATCCAATTCTTCAAGGATAACAAGTCTGTCTTCACCACAGCCATTGAAGAGTTGGACGACTGTAACGAGAACGGGTATTTGGGCGATACTCGCTGCCGTTCTATGGTCGAGCTGAACGACCTGTTCGCCGGAAAAGAGCCGGTTGATATTCTGCGCTGCGGGTTCGACGGCTATGACGCAGACACCTGGAGTCTGGACAGCGGTGGAAACAAGAAATATGGAGCCTTCAATCCACATAGCAACTATTTCTATTTCGACCGCTGCTATGGCAGCTTGGTAAGTTGCGATAGTCCTGACTATTTCAACCAGCTCGACGAGAGCGCCGTTGAAAGTCTCTGTGAAAACCGGAGACATATTCCCACTATCAGGAAAAATGCCGATTTGGAACAGCTTTTCAATGAATTGGAAGCATTTGATTAAATTACTAAGAGGAGAAGAAATGATGAATACCAGAATTCATTACCTGTACCGCGATGCGGACAACTACAAGGTCCAGAACGAATGCGTCATCCTCGGTGAGATGACCGAGGAGCAGGAGCAGCGCATCATCGCCTGCTTGGACGAAAAGGAGTATTTCGTGCCGTCCCGTGTAGGGATGCCGGAGCGAAAATTCGATACGGAAACGGACTCGGACCATCCGTGGTTCGAGTGGGAGCGCATCGAGGAGACCGGGCAGAAGCCTACACTCGAAATCACCGCCGAAGAGCTGGTCAAGCGCTTCGAAGAGGCGAGTAAGGGCTGGGAGTCTGTGAGAACCGCTCCGGAGAGCGGTAAACTCCCGTATTGCGTGACCGTTCAGGAAACGCTCTCCCGCACCGTTATCGTCTGGGCCGCCGAGCGCATCGACGCCGAAGTGACCGCGCAGGAGCTGTGCAACGCCGGCGACATCGAACTTGGCAATAAGGACTTCGTTGACCGTGAATGCACCTGCGACGGTGTGGCGGAGGTTGGAGATTTCGATACCTTTGAGGAATACGGCGGCACTCAGCAGCCGGATGCGGAAACTCCTGCTCAGGAAGATGCCGCTCAGCCCACAGAAACGCTTGATTCTCTCAACGGTCCGTGGCGCAATGATGCCTGCTTGGGCTATGCCGCTGTCGCTATGGAACGTGCAGACCTGGATACAAAAACGATTCGTAAGGTCATGCACACTCTGGAATCCTGCTTCGACATCATCTCGGTGAGAGAAGCCAGCGACTATTACGCCAAGAAGGCAACTGTGTGCGGCTGGTGACATCTATGCAGAAATGCAGAGACTGTGAGTTTGCCAAGGCCTATGACTTTCCGAGGAAAGGAAATAGTGGGAGTTGGCGCTCTGGACTTTTTGGCCAGAAGGGCTATGTTTGCCATCACAAGGACGGCGAGACTAAGCTGCCAATCATTTTCTACGGTGAAACGGCTCCAAGGAAATGTCCACTACGGAAGTCAAAAAAGTGACCAGAATGCGGGGCCGGATTTCTGGCCCCGCCGAGAAAGGAGAACAATATGAGCGATTATGAGAAATTTCGACTGCAATGGATGCTCGACCACGGGCATTCCCTGCGTGAACTGATGGAGGAACTGCAAAGCCTTCAGTACGATGACCCGGAGGACAGCGACCGCATCTCCACCCCCATTCAGGAATTGTTCCAGGAATGGGAGCAGGACAGAGGGTTCGGCTCCGAGATTTGGCCCTGTGAGGCCGAATGGGCCGAGTGCGAAGGCAAAGATAGCGCCGACTGAAAGGAGAAAAATCATGTATCACGAAATTAAAGGCATCATTTACCGCGTCAATTTCCAGTATGGCAGCTGCTTCGTGGAATGCGACGAAGAGAACGCTCAGGAGGAACTGTATCGCTTCTGTGCGAAGAAAGCGGCGTCCGGCAAGGTCATTTCCTCCGTGAACCGCATCTTTGAGGACAGCAGCAGTACGCCCCGTGTATCGGTGCTCTCTCAGCCTGAATACAAGCAGGCGTACCGTGAGGAGCTTGCCCGCAAGGAACGAGGAGACCTGGAAGCGGGTGACAGAGTATACACCCCTCGCTTCTGTAACGTCACACTGGAGGCAGTATACGGCACAGAGAAGGAGCTTCGTGCCGCAGGGTACACCGAACCTACGCATTACCAGAATGACCGCTATGTAATTCGCGGCAAGTCCACCGGCTTCAACCGGATGGTATTCGCTGCGGCGGTCAGATACGCTTAACAAAAAGCGCAGAGGGGAATTTCCTCTCTGCGCTTTTTCCTTTTTCAACGATTGCGGGTTCTCAGGTTCCTGAAGGAGGAATGAGGCGTCTCCCGTTTCTGTCGGTATGCTGAGAGCATACAAAGGAAGTATCGCAAACACAAGGAAAGTTCAGTCAGCGGTTTCAGGCCGCTGGCTTTTATATATCCCACCAGAAAACATGAAAAGGAGAAATGAAAAATGAGTTATTCCATTATCTACGGGAGGCAGTTTGTAAAAACGACAAAAGGCATCATCCCAATGATTTTGAGCGGTTCAAACAACTGCACAGAATTTATTCAGGGAAGAGAAGTCCTCGAACGGAACTGGTATCCCATGACGCTGAGCAACAAGGATAAGCGCATTGCCATCCCTGCGGAAGAGCTGCTGGAACGAGCGAGAGCTATCTCGACCGGTGACGGCGCGGATTACGAATTTGCGAAGCAGGGCGGAAAGTGGCTGTATTGCAAGGATGTGCTCAAGTGGGTTGAGAGCGGCATCAGAAATGCCATGAACATCGAACGCATCAACTTTTTCCGCCCCAATACGCCTTTGTACGGCAGAATCGTTGTATGGCGTGGGGACAAGCGCGAAACAGTCCACAACTGCTACTGTAAGACAACACAGGAACTTGAGGCGTTTGCCGAGGAAATGGAAAGCGCGTGGAAGGTATATGGAAGCGACAAAACGGTAACGGAATTCTACCCGTATCTGTCCTTTGAGGGCCGTGAACCGCTTTCCATCGAAAAGATGGCATCCCTGAGTGATGACGAACCGGTTGTCGTGAAAGTGGCTCCTTATGGCTACTACACAAAGACGGAGCACAGCTGCCGGAATTACGAACGCAATAGAGCTGCTGCAAAGGTGTTTAAGAACATCGACGACGCCATTGCTGAACTCGGCAGTATCACGTTCCACGCAAGTAAGGTCACATTTGAACGGGCTGGCGCTGACAGTGCGAAAAGTTCCAAGCCTGCGGAGAAGTTGTTTGCTCTGCGTATCACGGAAGGAGACAGGGCTGGAGCCTATATCGTGAAGCTCACGAGAAGCCGCATCTGGACTTCCACTTCTTCTGAGAAGGCCAAAATGTTTCCAAGTGAAAAAGCGGTACTGAAATGGGCAGAAGACCACCATCTCACAAAGCGATTCGGCAACGCTATTCGCGCCATCGAGTCGGTGAAGCTGGAGGTGAAGTCCAATGGATGTTAAGCTGGAGAAAGCCGCAATGAAGGGCTATGAGCTGCCGAAAGGTCTTACACTTGCAGAGCAGGGGTATTACCTGGCACTTCGCACCCTGTACGCGGCATATCAGAAAGGCGTTGTCACGAAGAAGCAGGCTGCCGAAGAAAAAAAGGCTATTCTTGCGGCCTATATGACCGAGCACTCCAAAGAGGAGTTCCTCGACCGTTCAGCTCTTGCCCTGAGTGAGCGCATCTGCAAGGCAGCCGATAATTTCCGCGACAACCAGACGCTGGAGGCGGCAGATGCCTTCTATGCGGCGGTGTTCAATCTGTCTGAAAATTGGCGAAAAGAAATGGAGGAAAAATGAAAAGATACTGTATTCTCGATGGGGATGAATGTGCTCTCGTAGAAGAAAAACTCGATGAAGCAGGCATTGACTACGATTAGGGTCCTTTAGATAGGTTGATTGTTGAAAACGATGAAGACTGTGATGAAGTGGAAGATATTTTGGATGAGTGCGACATCGCGTATTTCGCTGTCTGATTGTATATGCTTACAACAAAACTGCGGATTGCGCTGAGTCTGGCTCTTCGTCAGCCCCAGCTAATCCCACACAAAATGTCGAATACCCCGAAAAAGGAGGAGAATTGAATCACAACCTTGCGAAAAGGCACCCGAAGGGTGCCTTTTCTTTTTTGGAAAACGCACATTCCATGCGTTTTTTCGTGTGTTTTGCGCACTCTCAAAGGAAACAAAAAAGGCTGGAGAACCGGGAAATGGTTCTCCAGCCAGGTCCCGTGGCGCACAACCATTCCGGGACACAATCACTATGTTCAGTATAACAGAGAAGTGAAAAAAGTCAAGAGATTCGCAAATTAGGCATTGGGGAAATTGGGATGCTGGTACGGCGCGGATTCAGGACCGCAGTACAATCCGTAAGCATCGCAAATCCAATACACGCCACCGCCCATATCCACGCGGCACCACTGATGCGTGTACTGGTTCTCATTGACGTGTTCATAGGGAATACCCAACATATTCAGGCACAGACCAGTCGCTCGCGTACAGCCCGCACACGAGGCGACACCGGAAACGAAGAAGCCGTATGGGTCGTTGTAGTGCGGCTCTGAGGTCGTATATGCAACCTTGCCACTATCCACCATGTCACGCAGCGCCGACGCAATGCCCTTCAGCTGCTCGGTACGGTCCTTCTTAGCAAGAGGTTCAATGATTTTTCGCGCCGCGTCATAGGCGGCCTGAAATTCGGAATCGGTCATACTCTTTTTGAGACTCTTGTAGTTGGCAAGCTGACTGATAGGAACCGGCTCAAAGGGCTGCTGGTGGAGCGTGAAGGATTTCCGCAGAGAGGGGTCCGCCATACGGCTAATGATAGCCGCAGCAGCGCCACGGGTAATAGTGGTCTGCGGGCCAAAGGTTCCCTTGGCGTCATTGCCGGTCAGGATGCCGGCGCGATAGAAGCGGTAAACAGACTGCGCGTATGCGGCGCTCACGGCAACATCGGGAATAGCCCCATCCTCCACATCGTTGATGACCTTCAGAGCCTCCTCCGGCATGGCATAGCTGAAAATCGTCACAAATGTTTCTCTGCGAGCGGGGCTGTTGTAGGCATCGTCCGCCTCCCATACCAGCTTGTGTGCTTTCGCGTAATCCACATAGGGCTGATACCAGACGCTTGCATCGGTGGTGTCGATGGCATTGCCGTAATAGTTGGCGTGGATGCGGCAGGCCATGACAATGGACTGGATAACGGTCAACTCACCGTTCACGCTGAAATAGCTGTCGGATACGCCGTTCATAAGGCCATACTCATAGACGGACTGGACGTTAGATGCGCACCAGAGTGTATCGGGGACATCGGTGAACTGTCCGGGCGTGTACTGATTCACTTTCTGGAGCGTTTTCTCGCTTGCAAAGGCGGGGACTGACAAGGAAAATGCCAGACACAAGGAAAGTAAAAGCGATGTAATTTTTTTCATAGTATTCTCCTTTTCGAATGCCGAAGGTAGACATTCTTTTTTCAATTCTATAGCCGGCTTAGAAGCAGTCGAGCAAATAGTTCCCTATGACAAATCCACCTATCGGCATAGAGGCGTATTCATCAGGCTGAAAGCCGTTCTTTATGCACCAGTTTGACATTTCTTTCGTCTCCACGGACTGAATGACAATACGAGGAATACCGTTTCTTTTGCAAAAATTTTTGAGCCAGCCAAATATGGCGGTCATGCACCCTGCTCTCTTATAGGAAAAACAAACGCGGGATACAGTTACTTGAAAATCTCCCAACGTTAGCAAACGCAATTCGGTTTCTTCGTTAGGTGAGCGGAGCCAAATTCCAGACGGTTCCATGAAAGCATCTACGCATACATGGTCTTTCTCTTTTATTATGGCAACTAACTCCATGGTATCGCTGTTGCTGAATTTTACAGACCTCATGTGAATTTCACCGTTTGCAGCACGGCGGCCACCGGCATCAGGCGTTTGGACTCCTCAAGATGCAGCATACTTACATTGATAAAGTCGGAACTGAGTGTGCCAAACCGCCAGCGGTCCAGCGCGTCGGCATCCTTGAGCACCATGTACGCCTCCCAAATGTCATTACGGAGGGCAGGGTCAGCGTGTTCATCCAGATATGCTTTTGCCTCCTCGTCTGAACGGCAATGATATGTCATAAGGAATCGCGCCACATCATCTAAACCATAGCTATTCTCGAACAACCCGGCACTTCTGGCTCCGTGGTCAGGGGATTCAAAATCGCTGGTACGTCCTGTGTCATGCCACGCCGCCGCGAACAGAAGGGACTTGCAAATCTCAGCTACATTTTTTCTGCGGCCCAAAGGCGTATCCTTGCCGGTATAGCGGGAAAGCACGCGCACACGGTAGAGGAACATAGCCATAAGCGCCACACGCAGCACATGGGTATTATCATGGTCACAGCTGTCCGGTAGGTCGCAATACGCTGAGTGGACCTCGGAGAACAGGTCTGCTGCGGTAACACGGCTGATGCCCGTATTCCGATACCCGTCCATCGGCTTTTTAATGTTGGAGGCAAATTCGTCCAGCGTATAGCAATCGCAAACTGTAATATCCTGCACCTTGTCAGGAAACACAATGATTTCCGATTCGTTGCGGTCAGCAAGATACTCCAGAACATCTTCCTTCTTCACGAATCCATTCACAACGCGGGAACGTTCTCCACCAAGGCGGGATGCAAAAAAATAGGCAGTATTGATTTCGGTTGTCCACGAAAAAGCCTTGGTATATGGAGTGCTTTCACTGCCTTCTCCACGATAAACAGGAATCACATCAGGAAATCCCTTCAGCTTCTTCCGTGTGCTTGCTTTCTGCTGGCGGCTCTTACAGCGCATCATCTTTTCTGCAAAATCAGGGGAGTTTGCGAGAACGCCCGCACCGCCATCACAGAAGGAATACTCGTGAATGATAGTTGTATACAGCTTTGAGTTTGGTTCGTCTGCATTCAGAAGGTCGAGGAGCAGCTGCATGACGATTTTACCCGTACCTTCGCTGACAACCGGCTGAAGCAAGCGCCGGTAATCCCGGTCAGCATGACACTGCTCCAACTCCGAAATCATGCTGCACGTCCGCCGCTGAAAATCATCGTCCGTTTTGTCGAACAGAAGGGAGTTCCCAAACAGATGAAGGGGGAAGCAGATGCCGTGTTTAGGGTCGTAGTACATTAAGCCATTCACATTCAGTGTTCCCTGTGCGCAGACGACATTTTCCGGTGGAATCTTCGGGAAGCGTGCCACCCACTGTGCTTTTGTAAAAGCGACCGCATATTGGTCTGCGATGCACCGATTGAGGTCATCTTCTGTCTCAATATTGGACAGTCGCACGATATGTTCCAGACTGTTGCTCTGATTGAGCAATCCTAAAATTCTCTGCATTGATTAAACCTCCGCTCCTCAATAATGCTATTATACCACACATTAACTCAAAAGTCAATCTATAGGTGCCGAGGTTCTTAGGTTCCTATAGAAAAAGGTTATTCAGAAGGGAGTGAGATGGTAGTATTGAGGTATATTCAGGAAGTATCCAACACTTATTGCATTTGCCTCGCCGCTGCCGCAAAAAGCACGGATGTAGACCACCCAACACTTATCACACAAAAAGGAGATTTAATCATGGAAGCCAGAAAAGTTGAGCTTTTGGAAAAACGTCCGGGCTATGATACCACCTGGAAAATCAGCACGGATATGGGCATCTTCCGCATTCATCGCGACGAGGACGAGACGCTGGAGCATCTTACCGCGCTCATTGCTCAGGCGCAGAATCCGCAGGAAGTGATTGCCCTCGACCAGCACGGAAAGATATATTACGATTGATTTTTTTGAAGGAGGAAATGGAAAAATGAGTACATCAGATTATGCGGCCATGGGACAGCCCTACACCGCCGAAGAAATTGAAAAAATGGAGGGTGCCGATGTAAACCGTCTTGCAGGCGGAGGTGGTGATGAATGAGACAGTGGCTCGTGCAGCTCACAGCCGGTTTTCTTGGCCGTTGTGGGCTTGATTATCACGAGGCAGATGACCTCGTGGACTTCGCCGAACACATGAACCATACCCGCATTACCAAGCGGGTGAGTAGTGACATCGTGAACACAATTATTATTGAGGCACGCAAGGAAGCGAAAGACTCTTGCAATAGTACCGCCCATATCGACGAGCGTGTGGTGGAAAACTTCCGCAGAATCGCAACCCGTGAGCAGGCTTAATGCCTGCTCACTTTTTTTGCCTAAATTTCAAAGACCCATACAAGAGCAGAATTGCCCCAAGACGGGGCAGAACTGCACCCTAACAGGGCAGATTTGCACCCTGATAGGGCAGATTTGCGCTATTTCACCGAGAGGGAAGACCCGTTTTTCTTACAAAGTCACGAGGTTCTTTGGTTCTCAGGTTCCGAGCGGTAGAATGCGCCGTTTTCTGTGCCTGCCGGTATGCTGAAACCATACAAAGGAAGTATCACATACATAAAGAAAATTCAGTCAGCATCCATTGCGGATGCTGGCTTTTATATATAAAAATTTCACAAACAAAAAGGAGAAATGAAAATGAATTTTGCTGAAACAGTCGCCGGACAACGGTTCCTCAATCACGACTTTCCATCCCTTGTAAAGAGCGCAGAGCGTATTGCAAAGGCAATGGAAGAGCAAAACAAGACTGCCGCAAAGCCATACCTGCTGATTTCGGTCCTTGACCGTGAAATCACCGCAGAGCAGTTTCCATCTCTCGAAGCAGCGCAGGCACAGATGCTGGCTGAGATTGCTCAGACCGGCGTTGCGGATGCCAATAATCTGCATATCGGAGATTGCTACGATGACTTTGAAATCCACGAAGACAACGCATGGGCGAACCATCACGGAGACAATGACTGGAAAATCGTGGAATTGGAGGTGAAGTGAGTAATGGACGTGAAAGTACGCTGCAAAGACGACAAGTACACACGCCATTACAAGGCCGACAAGGTGCTGTACTGTAACAACGGGAAGTACCGCTTTGTGAACGTTATTGTTGGCAACTTCGTCTCGTCCTTCCATCTTGACGACATTGTGGAGTTTGAGGCGGTGGACTTGGTGGTTGTGAAACAAGTAAACAAAAAGGAGAAATGAAAAATGAAACGTGTAAAAAAGAGTCTGCGAGCCTATCAGCTTCTCAGCTCCGCCTTTACAGCGGCCATCGTTGTAGCTGCTGTAGCGCTTCTCTCGGTAGCGGGAGCATCTGACGCCGGTAATCTGACCGACGCCGAGCTTTTCAAGAGCCTGTCTGTGGTCTCCGGCGGATTTGCCATTGCCTATCTTGGCAAGCACATCTGCACGAAGAACATCCAGGCACTTGAGCGCCGTATAGACCGCTATATTGAGCGGAGAGGCATGGTCGATACCTTCACCATGTCCTCCGGCGTCAGAATGGCGCACTTTGAGCTTTCTGTACCGAAAGGGAAAGAGACCGTCCGTACAGGCCGTATCCTATGCCGCCGCTCTGCCTTGAGCGATACGGTGTGCGATACGATGGAGGACTGGCTGCTCATGTCCGGGCTGCCGTCTATTTACGCCGGTGATGCGGTCTGGTTCTCAGATGACCACCAGACGTGGAAGCTGGTGGAACGCGCTGTGGAGGGCGATGACGTCGTACTCTATGAGCGTGTGCCGGCAAAAGGAGTCGCGTAACCAAATACACAACGCATAGCGGAATGTCCTATTGGGACGTTCCGCTATGCCTCTCTATAGGGTACAGAAACATCCAAAGCAGTGCGGGCAGGGAATACAGGAACTCAAGTGTTCAGGTTCCCGGCAGAAGTAGTATGTTTCTTGAAGAAAGCACGGCAATATAAGAACAAGACAGTTTTTTTATTGAAAGGAGAAGAACCATGTTGAAAATCAGAAAACGTAGCGGCGAGGAGGTTCTCTTCGACCGCAGTAAAATTGAGAGAGCCATTGAGAAGGCCAACGCCAGTGTTTCGATACCAGAGCGTCTCGACCGTGACATCATAGCAGGTATTGCTTTGAGCATTGAGAACGCCTGCTCAAACATGAAAACCATTCCGACCGTAGAATCCGTACAGGACATGGTGGAATATGCCATCGCGAAGGCCGGCGCTTACCGTCTGGCAAAGAATTACGCCGTATATCGCTATCAGCACGAACTGATGCGGAAGGCGAATACGACCGATGACAAAATCCTTGCCATTCTGCACCGCAGTAGTGCGGATGCGAAGGAGGAGAATTCGAATAAAAATCCCGATATCGTTTCCACCCAGCGAGACTATATTGCTGGTGAGGTAAATCGCGACCTGACACGCAGACTTATCCTGCCCGCCGAAATCACGGCGGCACATGACGAGGGACGTATTCATTTTCACGATACGGATTATTCGGCCCAGCCCATTCATAACTGCGACCTGGTGAATCTGGAGGATATGCTCCAGAATGGAACGGTCATTACTGGAACACTCATTGAAAAGCCTCACAGCTTCTCCACCGCCTGCAACATCGCAACACAAATCATCGCGCAGGTAGCGTCGAGCCAGTACGGCGGCCAGACCATTACCCTGACGCATCTGGCTCCCTTTGTGGAGGTCAGCCGTCAAAAATTCCGCACTGCTGTAAGGGAAGAATTGACGCTGGCCGGGATTCAGGCATCCGAGGACCAAATCAATCTGATTGCCGAGGAGCGTGTAAAGGAGGATGTGAAAAAGGGAGTCCAAATCATTCAGTATCAAGTGGTGACGCTGATGACGACCAACGGACAGGCTCCGTTTATCTCGGTCTGTATGTGTCTCAACGAATGCGGTGACGATGAAGGTCTGCGAAACGACCTTGCTATGGTCATCGCGGAAATGCTCCGTCAGCGCATTCAGGGCGTAAAGAATGAGGTCGGCGTTTGGGTCGCACCTGCTTTTCCGAAGCTCCTGTATTTTCTGGAAGAGGACAACACTTACGAAGGCAGCAAATACTTCTGGCTGACAAAGCTGGCAGCAAAGTGCTCCGCAAAGCATCTTACTCCTGATTACATCAGCGAGAAGAAAATGTTGGAACTCAAAGGCGACATCTATCCTTGCATGGGCTGCCGCAGTTTCCTGACGCCGGACCGTTTCACGGATGCCGGTATAGGAAATATCGCTAACGCCAAAAACTATGTCCCCGGAAAGCACAAGTATTATGGGCGCTTTAATCAAGGCGTTGTGACCGTGAATCTTCCGTTTGTAGCGATGGATTCCGGCAAAGACCTTGATGCCTTCTGGAAAGAGTTCGATGAAACGCTGGAGTTGTGTCATCGTGCGCTGCGCCTACGCCACGAACACCTGCTCGGTACGGTATCAGATGTCGCGCCTATTCTGTGGCAACACGGCGCTTTGGCCCGCCTTGCAAAGGGTGAGACCATCGACAAGCTGCTTTACAACGGATACTCTACAATTTCCTTGGGTTACGCCGGACTCTATGAAGCGGTCTACTACCTTACCGGACACAGCCACACAGACAAGGAAGGTAAGCCGCTGGCTCTGGCCATCATGCAGAAAATGAACGACAAATGCGCGGAGTGGAAGAAAGCGGAGAATATCGACTACTCCCTCTACGGCACGCCGCTGGAGTCTACGACCTACAAATTTGCTAAGGCACTCAAGGCCAAATTCGGCGTTGTGCCGGAGGTTTCCGACCATGACTACATTACGAATTCCTACCACGTCAATGTGCGCGAACCCATCGACGCCTTCGCCAAGTTGAGTTTTGAGTCTGAGTTTCAGGCTCTTTCTCCCGGTGGTGCCGTCAGCTACGTTGAGGTGCCAAACATGACGCAGAACATTCCTGCGGTTATCAGCGTTATTCAGTTCATCTATGAAAATATCATGTACGCAGAGCTGAATACCAAGTCTGATTATTGCCAGGTCTGCGGCTATGACGGCGAAATTCAAATTGTCGAAGATGGCGGAAAGCTCGTTTGGGAATGCCCGAACTGCGGAAATCGCGACCAGCACAAGATGAATGTTGCCCGCCGAACCTGCGGCTACATTGGTACGCAGTTCTGGAATCAGGGCCGCACGCAGGAGATTCGCGAGCGCGTGCTTCATCTGTGAGAACCGACATAACCGAAAAAGCGCTTTCGAGCAAATGAACAGAAAAATCCACCTTGCCAAAGAACACCCCGCAGAAGGACGTCCATTGGACGTCCTTCTTTTTTGCTCAGGTATTTCACATTAAATTCTGCAAAAAATTGACTACAAGAATTTTGAGTGGTATAATATAGTGGAAATGTGAATGGCGGGGATACTCGCAATCACATATTAAAACGAAAAGGAGTGTATTCACATGAAAAACCAGCGTTTTCTTTCGGCTCTGGCGGCAACCGTGATGGCTGTGTCCCTGTTTACCTGCACTGCACTCGCGGCCAACGAACCCGCAGACACAGCCGCCAGTGAGGCGACGCAGCAGACCGAAGTCGTTACTGCGGACACGGACACCGGGTCCGAGAAGGGCGCATTAGCCAAGTACAGTGACTTCATTACCAGCACTGGAGGCGAGCTGCTCGTTGTCGGTATTTGCGCCGTCGGTCTTGGCGCATTGTACCTGACGAAGGGCAAGAAGGGCGGCAAGCGGAAGAAGAATTCCACCGTCGCCAAGGATTCCTCCAGAACAGAAGGCCTTTAAGATAGGCAGGAGGAATGAAACAGTGAAAAAAGAACGTCTCGCAAGTCTCCTGATGACGGGGGCAATCATGGCGTCCACGGTGGTATCAGCCAGTGCCATGCAGTTCCCGCAGGATGTCTACTATCCGTCTGATGACACAGGGCTTGCCCAAAAGGTCTACATGGTGGAGACGGAGAAGGAAATCGAGCTTCTTGACCGCAGCTCCTTCACCTACAAGGGCAAGACCTATAATTACCTCGATATGACCGTGGAGCCGCAGGAGGTCCACGACGAGAAGAACATGGTCAAGAAGGTATCCGGTGAGTCCGATACCAACGATAAGGCCAAAATCCTCGCGACTCTCGAAGTCAACCTCGATGAAGTGACCGAGGATGGGTATGCCGGCGAGTTGACGCTGGATGCGTCTACGCTGACGACCACCGTTACGGAGTATGGTAAGGGTTCTCAGAAGAAGACTGTGACCAAGACGTATCCCGGTATGTCTGACGGCGATTTGTCCCTTGTCCCGAAAACCGTTACCTCCGGCGGCGCAACCCTTCAGCTGGTAAACTGCTCCTGGAGTGAGGATGCGCAGTATAATCCGTATGACCCCGATATTGGCAACCGCTTTACTGCAACCGCGACATACTCCGGCAAGGTTGGCTACAGCTATGCTAAGGGTTATGCCTACGAGGTCAATTACTATGGAACAGTGGAAAAGGACGAGGTTGAGGGCTACCTCTGCACGCTCCTGTTCGCACCGGAGGAAGAGCCTTCTCATTGGTATGACGTCTATCTGAATGAGGACGGCACGACCAACGGATTCATGGTTCTGTTCACCGTACTGTTCTTTGCAATGCTGGTCGGGCTGCTGTATTTTCTGTGGCCCATTCTCTTCGGCAAGAAGGAAGACAAGACTGTGACGGTCGAGGAAATTTACCAGAATCAGCCGGACGAGAAAAAGAAGTAAGCCTTTGTTTTCAAGTCCCACCACACCTTACAACCATTTTGACTGAGAAAGGAGATTTTTCGTGAAGAAACGCATTGGGGCGTTTGTGGTCGCGACAGTAATGACCGCATCGTTGGCGGCACTTCCCGCCAACGCCATGAGTTACACCGTTGAAGGAGCCAAGGAACGCAACTTCGGCCCTATCACGTCGGTAGAATTTGAAATCCCAGCCGCAGACAGCGCGTCGGATTACAGCAAGAATGCGGCATACGCGCCTCCCGGATTTGGAACGCCGGAATCGTATCTGCCTAACAGGTCTGAGAAACTCATTGACCTGCGCGGAATTGACGGAAGCGATAATGTCGCAGTCGGTCCCGGCAGTCTGACCGATGCTATCACCGGCGGCAGTGTTTCTGTTGGAGCTGATGGTTTCCCGACTGTTGACGGTGGCAGCGGTTCCTATGGCGCGGTGACACCCGCAAACGCTGCGACACCAACTCAGGCAACGACCAAGTTCACGGCAGTCACATCGACGTCCTACAATTCGAAGGGAAAGCTGGGAACTATCAAGATTCCCGCGCTGAAAATCAATTACACCATCACCGAAGGAACCTCCAACGAGAATATGAAGTACGGAGCTGGCCATGTGATTGATTCCTCCATCTGGGATGGCAATGTGTGCCTTGCGGGACACAATCGTGGAGTTCAAAACAACTTCGGAAAAATTCATACACTGAAGTCCGGAGACAAGATTGTGCTGAACACGCAATACGGTACGAGAACCTACAAGGTTTCTACTGTGGACAAGGTTTTGGAAACCAATATGAACTGCCTGAGCCGCACTACGGATAACCGTATTACCCTGATTACCTGCGTCGCAAATGAGCGTGATTACCGCTATGTTGTGACCGCATACGAGGCCACCTGAGCTAATCTGAATGCCCGCCCATTTCGGGCGGGCATTTTTTCTTGACCTCGGCCAACACGGCGGAAAGGAGGCGTACTCTTGAGCGTGTATGGCGAAATCTACAGGGATGCGACAGCGGCTCATGCACAGCCGTTGCATCTTCAGAAGTTCGCACCGGACGATAGGGCACACGAGATGGCGGTTCGGAAACTGCGGAAAACAGCGGAGACGCAGCGGACGGTGAGAGCAAGATTTATTATGGACGACCGGACCTTAATTTGTCATAAAGGCTCATGCGAGCGGTGCAAAAATATCCCATTCAAAAACCGCATCTACCTTAGTTCATTCCAGCGAAACCCACAAATTTCGCTCTGTACGAACTGCTTCTCCGCTACGCCGGATGAACTGGAACTGAGCCAGTACATCAGCCGGACAGAGAACATGAAGAAGGCGATGTTCCAGGATGCGATAGTGGCCTATGCGAGGAAACTTGGACTGGAGGTGAGCTTTCTCGATGCGGATACCGCCCATGTGAAATCCATTGCGGGAGAGTGGCGATTCAACTACAGAAAGCGGCCAATCCAGCTGTACCATAAGAACAACTTTGAACCACTGGACGAAAACGGGGAAGAAGCATATCACCTGCAAGACATTCTGATGTATACCCCGGCGCACACGCTCAGCTACATCGCGATTCACGACCAGCCGGAGCGTACGCTTCCGCTTGCCAATGAGATGCAGAAGAAGATGATGACGGGAAGGAATAAAAAGCATTTCAAGCAGCGCAGACGCCCAGTAGCACGTTGAATCTCAGCGTATTTTGCAGAAGGAGGGACGGACTGCGGCCGCGACAAAGATACCCAGGAATAGATAGGCACCGGCGGACATGACAAAACCGCGAAATTTTTTTTCAAAAGGAAGAAAAAATAGAGAGCTGGAAAAATGACGTCAACAACGGTCAACACATGAACGCATGATTTAGTGTCAATTACGAACAAATTTCAACAAAAATGGAGAGTTTTGCAATTTTTTTGTGAAACTCTCCATTTCTTTATAAGGAATGCAGGAACCTGGGTTCCCATTCAATAATTCATGGCTTTTTCTTTTTTTGCGCTAAACTCAGAGTAACACTAAAGAAGTATCTTACATCAACTCAAATCTACCCAAAGGGTAATTTGGTCTGATAACACCTGACGATTTCAAGTGTTGGAGCAAGCGCCGACACGGACGCAGCCGCAGAGCCGGTCTGTCGATGCCGTATCGGACCAAATTTCAACACTCAGTCCGCACGCGCAGGAATCTTCGCGGGTTCCTTCGAAAAATGATGCACCAGTAATGCGGTATGCCCCAAATTAAGACGGGGCAGCTGTTACTGACGCAGCCGTGCAATTCTGATTTTAAGTAATTTATCTCCCGGCCGCAGAGCGAATGGGAGTTAAAAAAACTTCATGAAGGAGAAATAGCTATGTTCAACATCCTCAACACCATCCTCGTGGCAGCCATCGTGACTGCCGAAGTCTACGGACTCTTTCTCGGAGTCTACCTGATGCTCTTTGAGGGCGTCACCACCCGTGAAGGCGTGGTGACGGCCCTGGAGGGGCGTCACCAGCTCGTCATCGTGTGCGGGCAAATCGGCTTCATCAGCCTGAATCTGCTGATGCTTGCCATTGGGCTGCATGGCCCAGTTGTTCGCAAGCTGCTTGACCGCAGCAAGAACAAAAAAACCAAGTAACACAACCCAGCGGAACACCCCCCGGCCATGCGCAGGCCGGGGGTGTTTCTTTTTTTGTGAACCTCACAACCCAAGCGCAAGCGCTATGGATGGTGCTTCCGGGGCTTTAGGCTTCAGACTCATTTCCACCGTGCGGCCTGAACTCAGCAGTAGAAGCCACTGGGGTCATCCGTGCCGCATAGAGGCTAAGGAGGGTGGACAATATGCGGGTCAAAAGGTACTTCCACAAAAGCAATAAGTTGACTAAAAAGCGAAAATGTGGTATAATGAAAGTAAATGAAGGGAGGGCTTATTTTGATTGATAAGTATAAGCTGATGCAGAAAGTATATGGAAAGGATATCGTTCATGTCTGCGGCACCTGCTGCAACCGGCAAACAAATCCGGACGATACGAAACACAAAATTTGTATTGCTTTCGGAACGTCACCGATGGTAGACTGTACCTGGGGTGAGGATAAGCGTGCGTGTGGGCTTTATAACCGCCCGTTTCGCGGTCTGCGCCCGGTTCGGGTCCCTCTGGTCGAAATATATGGGCCGAAGGAAACAACGGAGGAAAACGTACCGCAGGAATCACTTTTTAATTAGGGTGGGTGATTGCGTTTGAATTTGTTCGGAATTTATTTACTTGAGATGGCACAGGGCTTTTACGTCGGGGTGGCTGTGGTGTGTTTTCTTCCACTCATAGTCACAGTGCCCTACGACTTTCTATTCCGCCGTGAGAGAATCAGGGCGAATTGGCAGGATATGAAGAACGTCTTCGGATGGCTCCTGGCAGGGAAAACCCCACAGGTCCAAAAGAAAAAGGAACCGCCTTCTTGGAATGTCTGGTTTACAAGAAACTACATGATAAAGACAGGACCGGACGTATTCAGACCGTTTGACCCAAAATTGGATTTGTCCGCATTGGATGGAGCCGGACTGCGACTGACAAACATCTTCCTGTCGGCGCTGGTGGTGTCGCATCTTCCGTACGCTGTCATCGTAACGATGCAGCAGCATGGATGGATGACGCCCGGTCTGGAGGAAATTTTGCATGAGTTTTTTCCGGTCAGCGTTCTCGGAGGAGACCCACGGCTACGCGGAGTCCATGCGACACTGCTCATGGTCGAAATGACCTTGCTTCTCATTACCGACATCATTGAAAAGAGAAGGGATGCGAGACGCTACGGCGTCTCACGGATGCTGTCCAGTATGCGGTTGTTCTTCCGGGAGCGCATGAGTGAAAAAGACGCGGATGACGCCTCCTTCTTCGTTGCCATGCTGGCAGACCGGCTGGGAGAGGAGCAGAAGGCAGATATCGTTGAGCAGACCTCCTACATCAGGAAGGCATCACCCGAAGTCGGCCAGGAGTTCATTGAGACGCTATGCGGCCTTTACAATAGCTCCGCAGAATCCGGAAGTTTAACAGAAGCCGGAGAATCTATGATGGGGAAAATCAAAAATTTAGTCTAACCATAACGCCCACCGCTTCAACGCGGTGGGCGTTGCTGTGATTATTTGACTGATAACTCTTTGTGTGGTATAATAAATGTAAACCACCAAGGAGGTGAAGAAATGCCTGCTTATCAGTACAAAACGCAAGAAGGCAAAGACAAGCACAATGCTTGGCGTCGTGAATATTACCGCAAGAACAAGGAGCGCATTCGCGTCCGTGATAACGCAAACGCGAGGAAGCGGCGCAGGGAAAATAAGGAACTCGGTATTACGCCTAAAAAGTACACCAGAAAGAAAATCGACGTTAGGAACAACCCAGATAAGGAACGCATTCGCGAGGCAATCCGCGCAGAGGAATCGTCTGCGCAAGCCACACAAAATTGATGCTTGAAGAAAGGAGACGGGGCCTTCATCCTTTGCTGTACGGCAATGGATTTCCGCGCCCTTTGAACGCTTTATGTCCAATGAAACTCGAAAGACTTTCGAAATAGTCTGCTCCATGAATCATTTTGTGCGGTCCACACAGTACGGAGAAGTTTTTCGCACAACTGCCTCGGTCAGCGGAGTTGAAAAGATTCGCGACGTTCTGCGCGTTTCCATTCCTTTCAATCCGAAACGGGAAGCTCTGCTGCGGGATAAGATGGGCGATGATACGAACGATTTTTATAAGAAATTTGCGCGATGCGTGTCAAATGACATCAAAATCCGCCGATACCTTGGCACTCTGGATGCTTCCGGAGATGACCGGACTGCGGTGGAAAATCTCAAGGCGTCAAATCTGACAATCAGCGCCAATCATCAGCTGAAACATGAGGGAGAACCCGGTTCCGACATCTATCTCATTTCCGATGTAGCAGAACCATTTGTGGGGAGTAGCTTTTTCAGCGGCTATGCCTTCACCATGACGAATCTCGCAATGTTTGCTGCGAGAGCTGCACAAATCATCAAGGGACTGGACACCTATCACGTCCACCTGGGAGCAATCGACCTTGACTCCATTGTGCTTCGCACGAAAGATGACGGCAAGCAGCTCTTCGCCTTTAGCTCATTCCTATATGGCGGCTTTGATGAAGGGTATGAGCCAAAGGATAAGGCCGGACAGCCGTGGAGGGTAAATTCGTTTCCAGCGACCGTCCCTGTGACAATGGACGAAAACATCCGCAACGGAGAAGAAAGGCCATCGCTCGTTGGCGATATGCACTCCCTTGCTGCCCTTCTTTGGGTTATTCTGTGCGGCGATGACTACCGCAATGCGCCAAATTGGGACCTGACACCACAGTACGCGCCAGACCGCACTGCGCAGCTGCTGAAGGAGGTCTACGCCAGTGATGACCCGGAGATGCTGAAAGCTCTGCAAAAGGAGTTCAGAGGCATTGCCCGCAACATTGGGCGCGGAGACCTTTCAGAGTCCGTCATTCGGCTTGAATTGAGCCGTCCGTTGCTTTCCGAGCGGGATATGATAACACCACCGGAGCCGCTCAAGAAAGAGTCGGAGAGCGGAGAATCCACGGGGGCTATGCAAAACCACGAAGAAAAGGCGAAAAATAGCGAGGAGCCGGAGGAGGAAGTCGTCGAGGTTGTTGAGATAATCGAGGACGAACCGGCGGAAACTCCACCCGCACAGCAGGAGCATCCACCGGCAGAACCCGCGCCTGTCGGCAATGCTGAGAATGCGGCGGAGAAACCGCAGGAAGCAGAGGAGACTGTACCGCCTGCCGCCGAACCCGTAGACACACCGGTAGTCAGCGCCTCAAAGGAGCCTGAGCAAACATCGCAGGAAGCCGAAGAAGTTCCTGCGGAAGACCCCTGCACGGAAGAACCGGAAGAACCTGCCACAGAGCAGGGAAGCGCGAAACCGGAGAGAAAGCAGAGCGATACACGCGAAGCTGACGAGCCTGCGAAGCCGCCTGTCGTCATTCCGAAGGTCAATACTGTAAAGGAGACAGAACAGCCGGCCCCGAAGGCGGAACCGGTCAGAACCCCTGCGCAGAAGGACAGCTCGGAGCAGGACAGGGGACCCTCGCACAAAGAGGAGCAGTTGAAGGAAGCACCAGCAGAAACCGCGCCTCCGGCACCGCAGCAGCCGGTACAGGCCGCTCAGCATGAAGCAACGCTTCACGCGGAGACAGGACCGGCGCAGACAGTCCCACCGTACCAGCAGCAATTCGTACAGCAGCCAGCACCGCCGTTCGGATACCAGCCTGTTTTCGCACAGCCTGTTTACCAGCCCGTATACCCTGTCTATCCGCCTCAGCCGTATAGTCCGCCCCAGCCTCAGCCGGAACCGAAACCCGCATCGCAGCCACAGGCTACTCCGCAAGCACCCACACAGGATGATGTACCGAATAAGCCCCCAACCGTAGTAAGGCGGACTGTGACGACCTACCGTCCTAAAAAAAGGCCGTTCGTGGCATTTCTCCGTTTTATCATCATCTTCGCACTTCTGGCTTTCGGCGTGCTTTGTGGTCTGAAGTATTCCGGAGTTCCTGTCCCCATCGACATCCCGTATATTACGGCAGGTGATACCTTCACCGTTTCGCCAAGGGAAGTCACACTATCCATAGGGGAAGAGGCTGCCATCCAATCCTCCGCCGCTTGTACGCTCAGCAGTTCAAATCACGCGGTTGCAACCATCAGCGACAATGGCACGATTCGCGCTGTTGGAGCGGGAACCTGCACCATTACAGCCAAAGCAACCAAAGGAAATGGAACCGCCCGCGTCAATGTCATCGTAACAAACTGATTCTACAGTAAGCGAATGAATTGACTTATGAGATTAAATGTGGTATAATAAAAATATCGGGGCAGCCAATGCCCAAATACAAAAGAAAGGTCTATTTTCCAATGAACAAAACTGAATTCATCGCGAAAGTCGCGGCCAAAGCTGGCGTAGAGAAGAAGGCAGCCGCAGCGTTGGTAGACGCGGCTCTGGAGGTCGCCACCGACGCCATGAAGGAACACGAACCTATCAGCATCGTTGGCTTCGGTACGCTGTCCGTTGCCCACAGGGAGGAACGCACCGGTCAGAATCCCAAGACCAGGGAGAAGGTGAAAATCCCCGCTCGTTCCGCCCCTGTATTTAAGGCAGGTTCCACTTTGAAGGAAGCCGCTAACAGCAAGTAAATCGCACGTTCTCCGTGACCGGCAGGTTTTCCTGCCGGTCTTTTTTTTGCATCTTTTCGGGTTCTTAGGTTCCCAGCAAAAAAATGAGCCGTTTTTTGCGCTTGCCGGTATGCTAAGACCAAGCCAAAGAAGTATCACAATTAAAGAAACAATTCAGCCAGCGGTTTTCAGACCGCTGGCTTTTATATAAAAATCTAAATTCAAAAAGGAGAAATGAAAAATGAATGAACACAAGCATGGAGACGCCTACAAAGTAGGAATGCTGCGCCGTATGCTGGCACACGAAACGAACGCCTGTGAGGAGCACTATGGGGCACGGCTGTCCCATCATGACGTTTCTATCAAGCATCTGACTATCGACGCCGGAGGCATTGCTGCTCTGATTCGGTACTACGAGAACCATGATACGGACCTTGACGGCGGCGTTCCGGAATTCGAGTTGTTCGATGACGAACTGGAGGCCGCATATCGTAAGCGTGAGCATGAGTACCGTCTCTCTGATGCGGAAGCACAACTATCCGCATTTTTTGGCATCAATACGGAGAAAGAATCACCGTTTGACGAAGAGGATAGCGAAGAGAACAGCCATGCGTTTGTCATGAAATACGGCTATCCGTTCGTCGAATTGATGGACGTGGAATCTCGCAACTATGCGCTGGAGGCACTCGTCGCAGAGTATGAGGACGCGAAGGATTGTAATGTGGCAGAAAATGACACATGGCAGTCTGTCATCACGGAATACTTTGCCCGCGAAAGGGAGATGGCAGAATGACCTATTTTGAAAGTGTCGCGGGACAAAACGCCGTCGAGCATATTGCCAACGCCATCGGTGAGATTGCCGCACGGATGCAGCAGCAGAACGAAATCTTGCTACGAATTGAACAGCGGCTGAAAGAGCAGTCCAATAACAGCGTTGAAACGGCGAGCGTAGACATTCCGTTCTGAAAGGCGTGAGTTCCGACTTTGCTTCGTGCAGTTCCACTTATTCAAAATTGGAATAACCTACACAAAAGAGCTTAACGCCGACACACACCAGAACAGTTGGGCGGGAGCAAAATCCCGCTCAACCCCCAAAAATCAAAAAGGAGAAAAAATCATGTTCCAAATCATTTCATTCAAAGAGGATGGCCTTGCCAACCTTGCGCTTATCAAGCTGTGCGAAGACGACAGCGTGCGCCTTCTCCGCTCGCTGAATCCTGATGCCGAAGACGGCGTGCAGGGTGAGGAATTCGGAGAGGAATGGACGCTTGCAGACCGTGGCGCTGCGGCAGCGGCCTTTCTGAATAATGGCTTCTGGAGGACCTGGACCGACATTAACGGAACGGCCTGCGGCGGCATTAACCTCTATGACCAGCTCTGCGAGGAAGGGGTGCGTCAGTTCATGGAGATGAACGACCACCCGTTTGTGGTCTGCAACGACGAGTATGACGCGGCAAACGCCGTTCTTTCGCTGAGTCCTGGCTTGTATCTCTTCTATGTGCCTGTGCTGTATGATATTCCTTCGGAAAGCGATGCAGAGGACGCAGATACCTGCTCCAAAGAGGAAATCATCGAATCGGAGGCATTCAAGACCGTATACGAACACGCTATCGCAGGCGGTATGAGCAAGGATGGCGCCTACACGGAGGCCTATGTGGCTGCCTTGCAGGAGATTTCGCCATTTGCCGTCCGTGTTGGCTTTGTCAATCCAGACACCGGCAGTGATGACGAGACAGAGTTTGATGTCAACAGCATTTTTGAAGCGTTAAACCTCTTCCGCAACGACTTTCGTGAGGACAATCATTGGAAAGAAATGCCCAAAATCCTCTATATCGAATCTGTCAAGTGAAGGAGGATAGCAAAATGCGTTCTAAGGAAGATGTCATCAGCATCATTCGGTCTTACTGTCTTGCCAACGACGGCGACGAAGCAACCACCGATTTACTTCTTGCCGTCGGAGCTGAAATCCTTGGCGTTTCCGCAGAGGAGATGCAAAAAATGCTCGCATGGTCTGACCTCGAATCGGACGTTCCAGACCAGGAAGGCGGACATGAGCAGGACCGCTTCACCAAGCGCCTCTCCGATGGTCAGGCGGTCATGGATTGCCAGAAATGTGAGGCCGATTGGACTGCCAAGCATGGAAAGCCTCTCGTACAATGCACGGCGCTCTATTGCCGCAATCGTTGCAAGGACCGCCTTGCAGACTACGAGGACGCAGAGGATGCCCTGAAAAAGAGTGGCGGTCACAAATAATCCCAGATACCAGGCCGACAGGTTTTCCTGTCGGCCTTCTTTGAAGAAGTCAGGTTCTCAGGTTCTTGCAAATAGAATCAGGCTTATTTGAGACTTTGCCGTATGCTGAGACTATACCAAGGAAGTATCACAAACAGTTCAATAATTCAGCCAGCGGTTTTCGAGCCGCTGGCTTTTACATAAAACATCTTAAAATCGAAAAGGAGAAATTGAAAAATGGAAGCAAACAGGAAAAACATTAACGCTGCATTTGCAAAAATGCAGCAGGAAGCAAAACAGCTCGGTGTCGAGCTGCTAACCAAGCCGGAGGTCTTCATTGACGACGACCATCTTTGCTGTGTTTGGTACGGAGGCTATATTGGAGGCTTCATGTACAAGGACTACACGGTGGCCCTTGAGGTGCATGGAGATGTCGTAATCTGCGGCGTTGTTGACGGCAAGGATTTTGAGTACACTAACCGCTTGAACAACGGGGCAATGAGCATGGCTGCCTCCGACCACCTGCGTACAGCTTTTAAGAGCGACGCAGAGCTTGATAAGGCCATTGAAGACGAACGCATCGAGTATACCGCGAACAACTGGATTGAGGTTTTTGTGCAAGAACCGAACGGTGATTGGAGCGAGGGAATGGTCGTGGACGAAACAGACAATGTGCTGGACGCCTGCGGAGATATCCAAGCATGGGTCAAGTGGTTAGAGAAGGAATTCATGGGAGCGTGGGTCGTGACAGACCCCGATACTATGCAGTTCCGCCGCATGGCTCCCGAAAAGGGCGATGGAGTCTATGAGCTGGCACAAGTCAATCAGTACGGAGACGACTTATTCCATGTGGCGCATGGCTTCGTCTATCCGAGCGACATCGACGCGGACGAACAGGCTCGCTTGATTAGCGAGTTCGGTTGGCCCAAGGAGACGATTGAGAGTGACGAATTCCCCGCTCTGCTTGCGGAGGCATCTTTCGAGTCTGCCGCTACGGAGTACGATACGGACGAGGAGTATGCCTCTTTTGAGGATGCCGCCCGTGCGCTTGGCGCACTCATAGGTGTCTACGTCGAGGGCTATCTTACGAATGGAAAGGAGACGAAGAAATGAGTTACTATCGCAAGAAAGTCTATGATTCCCACAATGGGGATTCCAAACTGAATGCCCGCACCGGGCAGGTCGTGGAGGTCCTTCGGGAGCTGACCGACAGGGAAGCGGATATCGCTGACGTCGGCAGAATGTTCCATGTCCGGTTTGCAGATGGATTTGAGACCGATGCCTTCGAGGACGAGTTGGAGGTTCATGACGGGGTAAAGACCATCGTGGATGAACACCACTCATTCCAAGTTGTTGACAAGGTTCCCCTTGGCTATGTCATTTGGAACATCGGCAACAATATGGCAGACGGATATCTGCCGCTTTGCCAGGTCGGCGGGCCTGATGGCTGTCAGGTGAATCCCGACACGCTCAAGGCCGTAAAGTGCGATGGTGCGCAGACTATTCTGGACGCTGCAACTTGCGCCGGTACGCCCCGCGCAATGCGGAGGTTCCTCAGCAAGCACCAGAACGCGGAGCCGGGAAGCTACAATGACCGTTGCGTGCAGCGCATTAAGGCCGCGCTTCCGTATCTGGACAAGCTCGGTTGGACCTAAAAAAACCGCCCCCTCTCAGCTAAATGAGAGGGGGCCATTTTTTGCAGGGGAGGGGAGGCGCTTTGCTATTTTGCGCTTCCGATTTCAAGTACAGGAGAGATTTCCCACTCCGGAACCGCAGACCTTTTACAGGTTCCGAGCCTCCTACATTCCAAGGTTCCCATATTCCAAGGTTCTTGACGGGGAAAAGACGCGAATCGGCAAGATGCCGGTATGCTGAGACCATACAAAGGAAGTATCACAAACAATACAGAACATTCAGCCGACGGTTTTTTCGAACCGTTGGCTTTTATATAAAATACATTCAAAAAGGAGAAACGAAAAAATGAAAGCAGATTACACATTCGAATGGTATGTCCAGGAAATCCCTCCACGGTGCAGAAAACCACGGGATGTTCTGCACACCAAAACAGTCGAGGTCAACATCCCAGAGTTCCGGGGAGTCGAAGTGGACAAAAACGCACCTGTGGCCATTGTTGTTTACAAGAAGGATTACGGCACGAACAAAAAGGTTGGAGAAGAGTTCAGGCTCTATGATGGCCGGCTTTACGTCGCACAAGGCAGTGCTGCGGAGTTCAAGAACCGATATCAGTGCGATGGCCGCATTGAGCGAGAAGGCGATATTCCAAAAACCGTAAAAAAGATTGAGGAAGAGTGGCTGATTTGCGATGACACGCTATATCGTGTGACAGGCGAACCGATATACAGGGTTTGCGACCAGTTTATACTCACGGATGTAATTTGGGACCGGGAAAATATGGACCCTGACAGATTTCGCGCAGACGAGCTTTTTGAAGCCAAGAGATACCGTGACGCACTATACCCTGAATATGCTTGCAAAGAGGACGACGAGGACTACAACTCGATTGAAGTTCGCATTCCGGATGCGTTGAAGCTGCCGACTTACCTGAATCGGGTAGACGACTGCCTTGAGAAAAATGCCCGCAAAGCGTTGACACAAGAATTGGGTTTTGGAGCGCTGGAAGAAGGTCTGTCGAACCTGATGGTTGCCATTATGAAACGTGCAAGAAAGAATGAGGAGTTTAAGCGGACGAGTTACATAGCACCCTATAAACTGGCGGATATTGCGCGTGAGGTCATTCTCGAAAAATTCAAGTGAAAAGGGACACCGGGGCCAACAACCCACCGCCTAAAGGCAGTTGGTTGTTCCCCAAACTATGTTGGAGGTATTTTTTATGAAATGTCAATGCAAAAAATCGTTAAATGCACCGACTGAGAGCGGTGTAGTGGTCAGGGTCAGTGGGTTATACGCCAAGCACTCTCACAGCACGCAGGATGGCGTTGAGTTCATACCTGCGGTGTTTTACGCTGCTGCATCCAGGAATATCGGGGTTCTGCTCCGATACAACGGAAAATGCCGCGCCTGGGCAAATAACCTGTATGCCTCCCCGGACGCCGTGGAAAAGCTCATTGTTGAGTTTGTCCAACGTTACGAAAAATTCTCGGATAAACAAAAACTGGAATTCAAAACCAAGAATGGGCTGCTGTGAAACAGCGGCCTGTTCTGCTAAGGCAAATAGAGGAAAACGACAATGCACAAAAATAAAATCGACCTGACATTCGTTCCGTGGCGCAGGGATAGAATTACCCGGCACTATGTTGAACGAAACGGCGCAACGCTCGAAGTGCCGACGCGGATGACTGCCGCACAGTTGGCGGCAGCGTCCACATACTGCACAACGGTGGACAATCCGTATGCGCTGGAATTAACCGTGAGGGCCGGAACCTCACGCAAATTTGCAGAAGCGGAGCCGGATGAAAAGTACGCCATTCTGGTACAAGCGGCTCAAAAGTTTGGCATTCAGCTATTCTGAGCAACAAAGGAGAAAGATGTATGAAAAATATCTATCTTATCGTTGGGCCATCCGGGTCCGGGAAGACGATGGTAGCAAACCGCCTCGAAGAGAAATACCGTCTCAAGCAGGTCCTCTCGTACACGGAACGCCCGCCCCGCTTTGAGGGCGAGGGCGGACATACCTTCGTGACTCCGGAGAAATTCGACAAGCTGAAGAACCTGTGCGCGTATACCGTGTTCGACGGTCATCGGTACGGAGTTCCGGCCGAGATGGTAGAAGTCTCTGATATCTACGTCATCGACCCTGCTGGTGTGGCTTACATGAAGGAGCATTATAGCGGCAAAAAGGGCGTGAAGGTCATCGGGCTGTTCGCAGCTGAAGAAGTCTGTAAGCGCCGCATGAGAGCACGCGGCGACAGCAAGGAAGCCGTCAACGAGCGTCTCGCACACGACAGAATCGCGTTCGCCCCGGCACGCCGTATCGCATCGAACCCGAAAACCTACGCACTCTATGGTCTACAGGAATGCTGCGATGTTGTTTTTCGCAACAATTTCGCTTCAGTTAAGGGTCTTGAAGACGAGATTCCGGACCTTGTTTACCAGTACATCAAACGGCAGGAGCGGGTTTAACATGGGCGTAACAATTTCCTGCACGAAGACAGGTCGGACTATTGACGTGGGTAGCGGCGGTTTCCTGCGGTTGCGGAGCAAAATTTCCGAACTCGTTGGGGAGCCGTGGGCCAGCCACTACAAGGCGCTTGTCGAGGAACGCATCTGCGATGAAAAGGAACGCGAAAAGTTCTACGAGGATTTTGACAAGAAAACGGAGGAGTTGCTCAACAAGAAGTGTGTCTCCGTGAAAATTGTCGATTTCTGTCTGCAATCGGACTGTGAAGGTTCGATTCGCTATGGAGCCTGCAAAGAGTTACTGAAGGTCATCGGCAACTACGACGACAATATCTGCTACGGATATGTTGGAAGGAAAGACTGTGCGATGTTTCGGGATTTTAAGAGAATTCTGGAGGACTGCGCAGAGCACAAATGCAACATGACCTGGAGATAGTCGTACATTTCTCGTGACCGGCAGGATTTCCTGCCGGTCCTTTTTTGCACACTCGCAGGTTCTTAGGTTCTCGACAGAGAAATGAGCCATTTTCCATCTCCGCCGGTATGCTGAAACCATACAAAGGAAGTATCACATACATAAAGGAAATTCAGTCAGTATCCATTGCGGATGCTGGCTTTTACATATCACAAAACCATCACAGAAAAGGAGAAATGAAAATGAAGCGAGAATTTCATGTCAAAACCCCGATGGGCGACCTGCACATTTACGCAAAGCACGAGAATAGCGATATAATGGCGGATTACCCCGGCGTTTATGTCGAATTGCTCCGCGAAGGATGCGAGCCTGAGCTGTTGGCCTGTACGGAGTATGACAGCGGCACCCATGATATGCTGACAACGGTATATGACATAGGCCGCGATGACCCGGTGATTGTCCATCATCATTGTGAATCCGCCGACACAGAAAGAGAGGAAAATAGAGATACACAATAAGGAGAGTAAATACACCAGATTTCTTCGCCCTATCGGCTCTACGCTGTTTTCCTGCTGCAACTGTGGGAAGCATCTCCGCAGAGAGGATTTGGCTGTAGATTGCGCGGACTGTGGTGCCGTCTTCTGCGAGGATTGCGTGAAGAGCGGTGCGCTGGACGAGCATATCTGCGAAGATGATGATGAATAACGAAACGAAGAAGGCGGCTGAGAACAGCCGCCTTCTTCTCAAAAGGAGAAAGAAAATGGACAAAAAAATTAAGGAAAGCAAAAGAGGGCTGACGTTCAGTTTTACGCCTACAGAGACCATGCAAATTGGAAGCCGGTACGACTACATCATCAGCAACTCCGGCATCCGCATCGTCCCGTCTGAAACGGGGCGCTATACCGTGTCGCGGAAGAGGTCTGGCTCCGGCTGGAATCCGCTTATTGACCTGCGAAACAGGGAAGTGCTCGATGCGATTGCCGGCATGGAAAATATCCGTCTGCATATCACGGCGGACAGTATCCTTGTTTCGGGTGAAGCGGAGCACGCGGTTGTCCTGCAATTTCCACGAACGCTTCTGGCTCATGCCAGAAAGGTCGTGGGCATCAGCGACAGCTGCGCGGTGTCCCGTATTCTGGAAGGCACACAAATCACGCTGGACGAATACCTTGCATCCAGCAAAGCACCGCTGGACATCGCTGCAATTCAGAAGGATTTGCCAGATATATATTCTGTGGTGTCTCTGTTCTCAGGTGCTGGCATCCTCGACTGGCCGTTTTTCAAGGACGAGCGATTCAGCATCCAGTATGCCATTGACTACGATGCCGGTGCCTGCCAGACCTACCGGCAAAACATCGGTATGCACATCGTACACGGAGATGTTCATAAAGCGTTCACGGCAGAAGGCTTTCCACTGGACAATGCGGTAAAGGCTCCCGATGTTATTGTCGGCGGTCCATCCTGCAAACCATTCAGCAATGCCAACCGACATACACGGCTGGAAGACCACCCTGACAGCGACCTTCTGATGCAGTATATGCGCATCGTTGAAACGCTCAATCCGAAAGTCTTTGCTATCGAAAACGTACCGGAAGTCCTTACCGCCTGCGGTGGTTCCTACTATGCCGCAGTCCGCGAAAAGGCTGAGAGTTTCGGCTATGAGCTGGATTCCGGTATCGTGCAGGATTGCAAGGTCGGAGGCTATACGACGCGAAAACGTGCCGTTATCCTCGGAAGCCGCATCGGTACGCCAAAGCTGGCACACATTGCGCTGGCAGGGGAATACCGGACGGCAGGAGATGCTATCAGTAAAGTGGACAAATCCTGGAGCAATTACAGTGATGTAACCAAGCCAAGCTCGGAGGTGGAGAAGCGCATGAGCTTTGTGCCACAGGGCGGCAACTATACCTCTATCCCAGAAGAATACCGTACGGAAAGCAAAAACCGCCATTCCTGTACCTACCGGCGTCTGGCATGGAACGAGCCTTCTCCGACCATTGTGAATTGGCGGAAACCTCCGCTCATTCATCCGTTGGAGAACCGAACGCTGACAGTAGCGGAGGCGAAGGCTCTGCAAGGGCTGCCGAAGGATTTCCGCATCTGCGGAACGCTCGGACAGATGCAGCAGCAGGTAGGAAACAGCGTGCCTGTAGCAATCGGTGAGTTTATAAAGCGCTGTATTCTGCGTATCCTTCAGGCGCAGAGACAGGTACAGTTTGCATGATTATATGCACTAAATGCCAGCGGACTTACAATCCGCTGGCATTTTTCGGGCCTTATCGCAATCAAGTTCCCATATTCTCAGGTTCCCTGTTAAGAAATAGCACAATTTCTCACTCCGCCGGTATGCTGAAACCATACAACAGAAGTATCACAAACATAAAGAAAGTTCAGCCAGCGCCTCATTGGGGGGTGCTGACTTTTATATACAAAAAAATAATCACGCAAGGAGAAAGATGAATATGAAAATGCTCGACAATGGAGAACAGGCTTCCCTCGCGCAGCTGATTTCCGCTTTGAGCGGCCGCAAATGAAAGGAGAACTGAAAATGCTAAACGTAAAGTTAGAAAGATACCTGAACACCTTCTGGCGGAAAGATGAAGCGAAATCCTTTGCCAGCCTTTCCGAGTTGGAAAACTGGATATTCGACCAGATGCAGCAGGACTACTCCCGCAACACGTGGGCTATGAGCTTTCCTACGCCGGCTTCCGCGAGAAACATTCACGCGGATGGTCCGTGGGCGATTAAGTTTCAACCGATTCGCGGTGAAACGACTATCTCCATTCACCAAATTGAGTCCAGCGAAGGCATCATTTTTTCAGATGGCCGTCGTACAGCCGGAAGGAAATATTGGACAGACGAGGTTCAGGCATGGCTCACGCATTGTGAGCAGCGTCGGCGGGTCCCACAGTTCAACTTTGCCTCCGGTGAGAAGCCACTCACACGCAAGCTGTGGGCGCGGCTTGGCGTTTCACTTCGGATTACCGCTGAAGAGGAAGCCGTTATCTTCGGGGCAGACGAAACCCTATCGGAAGAAACCCTTCGGAAAATCATCCTTGATGGGCGCTTTACGCCGGACGGGGACAGCTATGTACCGGAGCCGGCAGCGGAGCAGTTCAATGAGGATTACGGGACCAATCACCCCGTCCGAGACATCGGTTTCGAGATGTGAGGGAAGTGTGGCATGAAAAGAAAACACTCCATACCAGCCTTCTTTTTCCTCTATCATCCTGATAGGGACAGCCGCGAATTCGCGGCGCTGGCGAGAAAGGAGGGGTATGACAGGATACTGCTTCTGCGCAGGGAAAACCCGTTCGTTGCAAATTTACATCCCATTCAGGCAGAAAGCGAACGGAGTATCTGGGCCGTCTATCTGATGGACTTCAGACGCCCCGCGACGCACAGCTCTGACGCATGGAACTGCGAAGAAGCAGCGAAAACACTGGATTGCAATATCCGCATTGAACTGTCCCTACCCGCGAACGCAACGGTTTCCGCTGTATATCAAGCTCTGAAATACTGCTATTCTACCCGGTCTGTTTCAGACGCCCGTATTCGGGCAACGGATTGCCGGGGAAGAACGGCAAAGGAAATCCTTGAGGACCTGGACATGGCAGACGATTCACTGGACCGCCTCAAGACAGCAAATCCGTACATCGCCCATGAGAAGCTCGATGACAGATATAGAATGACTGCAACGGACGCATCTGCGTCACGCTGCCGCCCATGGAGACGATGCGAGATGTATGCGAAAAGCTCAACCGCAGATGCTCCATCTATTCTATCCTAAGCATTTCTTCCGCACCGGTCTATGACCTGTTGTGCCTCGTGGAGAATAACGCCAGCGATGACGAAGATTTGTCGCGAGCTATTCGTGCTTCGCGGCATATCAGAAACCTGTTCCCTGATGTGGAAGTCATTCAGAAAATGAGACTTTCCCGGCAGCGGACGGAACAGATTGTCGTGGACTATCTGTTTGAGAATACCGACTTTCGATAAGGAGGCAAAATTATGATTAAAGCGTACTGTTACGGCGTATTCGCCGACACTATGACGGACGAGGAGTTCTATGAGGTCGAGAAGGCACAGCGCGAGTGCCACGCGGCATGGGCGGAGAACTTCTCCGCTGTCTCAGAGCTTCTGGAAATGAATCACATCATCGACAATTTGACGATGGACAACAAGACGGACGAGTACATTGTCTGGCTCGTTGAGCTGATGGATGATTCCAACATTCTCTTCACAACCAGCCCGGATGTCACCTTCAAGGACGCCTGCGCGATGCTCAAAAATGTGTATTCCGCTCCTGAAGTGGAGGAGTTGAGCACCGTCTGCAAGGACGAGGTGAAGAAACTCAACCGCCGCATTAACCTCAATCTCTGAGACTAAGCACGCCCGCTCTGCATAATGCAGAGCGGGCTTTTTCTTTGCGGTTCCAAGAGCGGGAATTCGGGTTCTCAAGTTCCCAGCGTTGAAACAAGGGGGTTTCTCCTACAAGCCGTATACTGAAAACATACAAAGGAAGTATCACAAACAAAACGAAAATTCAGCCGGTGCCCCCATTGGGAGCGCTGGCTTTTATATACATATTTTTTCAGAATGGAGAAATGAAAAATGAACACCACGAAAAAAAGGTACAGTTACGATGGTGCCGTGCGCTCCTTTGACGACATTCTCTCCGTGAAGTGGAGAGGGCAGACGTTTGCGGAGTCGGAAAAGAAGGCAAGAAGCAATCTCGGCTACCAGTTCCGCAAGCACATGGGGCTTTCTCAGAGCGTTCCCATCCGATTGACCGGGAAAATGACGGTCTGTTGAAGGGGGTCTGAACCATGTATTACACATCTCTCACAAAAGCTATCGCAGCAAAAGGACACATTGACCTGTCTAAGTGTCCGAACATTCACTGCTCCGGAAGCGTTCGCGGCATGAAGCGGTGTGGGTTCTGGCCCAAGGATGCCGACGTCGTTCGGCATGGGAACTACATTTACTGCATTGGCACCTGAGAACCTGAGAATTCAGGAATTAAAGAATTTGAGAATTTCAGTTCAAAAGTTCCAAAAATCTTCAAAAATCACAAATGTTTCACATGAAACAAAGAAAAAAGTTGCATAAGGAGATTTACTATGAAAGTTATCGAGAGAAGAAACATTACGTCGAAGGTGGATGGCGAGTATCTGCTTCAGATGGAAGACTGGAGCGAGGACTATCCTTCGCTCCATGCCTATGCTGACCAGTTGGCCGCTTACCCCGTTGCTAAGGGCAGTGTATACAAAGGACACTATTCCTATCCCCGCCGAGGGGAGAAGTTCCGTCTGGGCATGAAGTTCACCAATACTATACAGGCAAAAAAGGCAATGGATGCTTTGGAGGACGGCACAAAGACACTCAAGGATTTTGTCGATATCTTCGACACGACGCCGAACCTGACCCGCAAGCAGATTTGCGAATGCCTTTGATTCGAAAATCTGTGAGAAGGGGGGAGGCACTATGAAGCAGACATTTGATTTGTCCGCCATCGGACTCAAGGAGTGTCATTTCGGACCGGAACGTTTTGGGGACGACATCGTGTTCACTGCAAAGGCGGCGGACGGTACTTGCGTCAGAATCCCGTTTGCCTTTGCGGAGTACCACCCGTATGTCGTGTATCGCGTGACGCAGTTTGGAAAGAGGCCGGTCTATCTGGGACTGGAAGCAGAGCTTCTGTCCAGAGGTTTCTTTCTGGAGGAAACTCCGTTCGGAGGCTATCGCATTAACACTGAGAAAATTTTTGACCACATGGAAAAAGAGTCCTCGCTCATTTGAGCGGGGACTCCTATAGAGAATGAAAAGGAGAATAATGATATGTTTCGAGTATTTTTTGATATGGACGGCACACTGGCGGAATGGAAAGCTGCCAAGGAGCCGGAAGACCTGTACGAGAAGGATTATTTCCTTTCGTTAAAGCCATATCAGAGCGTTGTAGAGGCCGCATGGAAGCTCTACGAAAGCGGGGAAGCGGAGGTGTTTATCCTGTCTGCGGTTCTCGCTGACAGCCGCTATGCCATTTCGGAGAAGAATGCGTGGCTCGACGAGTATCTGAGTTTTGTGGATGTGGACCACCGACTATATGTCGAAAGCTCCGTTCCCAAGCGTCTGCGTGTTCCGGGCGGCGTCAGAATGACCGATGTGCTCGTAGATGACTACACCAAAAATCTCAAAGAGTGGCCCGTATTTGGCGATGCAAAGTTTGGCCGAGCGGTGAAACTCCTGAACGGCATCAACGGCACGAATGGAACGTGGACCGGCATTTCCGTTTCGCGCTTCTTCACGCCCAAATCTATTGCAGATGTGATTCTGAAAGTCGGGCGGCCGATGTTGGACTGGCCGCCTGCGGACGGGAAGGCGGCGCTTTAATAGCATCGAAACACTTTACGCAATTTTCCGCTTGTAAGGCACGAAAGTGCGTGGTATAATAAAGCAACAAAAGAAAGAGGGAAACCCATGTATCGAGACGAGTTCAAAAATCTACCTTTGTCTGACCGCTTCATGTTCGGTGAGGTTATGCGCAACTCTGGCATCTGCAAGCTGTTCCTGGAGGAATTACTGCAATGCAAAATCGAGCGCATCGTGTTTGCGGCCAAAGAAGCGGACCTGAGCGATACCGTGCTCGGTCACGGTATTCGGCTCGACGTATTTCTGGCAGACGAAAACAATACTCACTACGATGTCGAGATGCAGAACACCTCCGACAGCATCGAAAAACGCAGCCGATACTATCAGTCGGTCATCGACCGGGAGCTGCTGAAGCGCAGCATGGACTACGATAAGCTGCCGGAGAGTTTTATCATCTTCATCTGCAATTTTGACCATGTGGGAAAAGGCTTGGCGAAATACGAGCGGGTATCGTACTACAAAGGTACGGACGATGAATACAATGATGGCAGTCATGTAATTTTGCTCAATACCAGGTATACGGACAGGAGCAATGTTTCCGATTCCATTGCCGAATATCTGGACTATATTCGAGATAACAATGACGCTGCGAAATTTTCAACGATGTTGGCACAGGAAGCAGTAGACCTCACTCAGAAGGTGAGGCACGACCCTGAAAAGGAGGTTGATTTTGTGACGTTCCGTATGGCACTCATGGATGAACGCAGGGCGGCTCATAAAGAAGGCCGTGAAGAAGGCATCAAAGAAGGCATGAGAGAAGGCAGGCAAGAAGGTCGTATTGAAACTTTCTGCGACCTCGTTGCCAAAGGTGTATTGACTGTTGCGGAGGCATTGAACCTTTCCGGCTGCACCAAAGGAGAATTCACTGAATGGATGCAGAAATTGCATCCGAATTTCAAAACTTGATTTTCCGCAAAACAGTAAAAATGTACGAAAGACGAGTTTTCCGCATGGATGAAACAGTTCCATCCAGACTACAAAATTTAATTGTAGGATAGGCCAAACCGCCGGAAGCAAATTGCTTCCGGCGGTACTTTTTTAGTTATTATTTTGATAATTGGACGCAGGCAGATACAGTAGCGGTGTGAAAGCGTGAAATTCACCGCAGGGAGGCCGCAGGAGCGTTTCTGCGCGCCTGCGAGTATATCCGAACGCCCTATGAGAAAAATGCGTCCTACGCGCTCTCAGGGGCGTTTTGAGACAGGGACAGGAAAGCTCCCCCAGAGGCAATGCCTCCGGGGGAGCTTCCTAACTTGATTATGCGAGGAGGGAAAAAGGCTTAGTAGCCGGTACGAGGCAGCTTGGGAGACTTGGGAGCAGCGGGCTTCGCAGGAACATAGTGGGAATAAACCGAAGTAGTCCAGCGAGCGATGCTCTGCACCCAGTTGCCGCCGAGCAGACCGCCGACGTCAGCCTTATTGGTGAACTTGTAGCCATTGGTGAGCGCGTACAGCGTCTGCGCGTCAACGGTGGCGTTCGTGAGCTGGTGGAACCCAGCGGGGACGATACCGAAGGAGAGCATGAACTGCGTCACATACTCGTTGCTGGCAAGGCCCAGAGCGGCAGAACTCATGTCGAGCGTGTAGTTCTTGGCAGTGCTCAGGTTGTCGTATGCGGTGCGCCACTGGCTGTTGAGGTTAGTGGTGAACGTGACCTTGTAAGTCTGCGTGGTGCTGTAAGTACCAGTCACCAGACGGGTCAGACGAACAGCGTCAGTAGGCAGGGTATCTCTCCAGTAGAAGCTCTGGAGGGAAGTGGTGGAGTCATTGCGGACGCCGCTGACGGTCCAGCGCATGACGTTGTTATTCATCGTCTGCGCGTAACCGGTCTTCTTGATGGAGACGCCGGCCGTGATAACGGGGTCGGTCACATTCAGCTTAACGACCTGTCCGGCAAACTCGATGTCAGCGGTGAACACGGTGGGATTCAGACCGTAGTTCGCGGGGGCCTGAACTTCCTTCACGGTATAGATACCGAGCGGGAGCTTCTTGGAAGAGCCGATGCCGTTCTCGTTGGTCTGGAACTTATCCACGACGTTATTCTGCTTGTCATAGACAGCGAAGATAGCGCCGGAGAGGGGAGTGCCAGCAGGAAGACCATTGACGGAACTGTAGCCCTCAGAGGTCTTGATGACCTGAATTTGACCAAGTTCGGAAGTGTTCTCCCACTCAATCATAGCAGTATCGCCAGCCAGAACCGTGAAGCTCTTGACCTTGTTATCGAGGATGTAGCCCTCGGCTGCCACGATTTCGCGGACGTAATACTTGCCGTCCTCAAGGGTCTTGTTCAGGTGGACATAGCCCTGGTCGTCAGACTCGTATTCGCCGATGGGGGTCATGGAGCTGTCGTACACGACGAACTTAACGCCCTGGATACCCTTGCGGGTCACGGAGTCGATTTTGTGGATAAGCATGGATGCGGAGGCGGTGTTCTCAAACTCGAAGGTCTTGGTCTCGCCCTTCTTCACTTCGACTTTCTGCGGAGTGGAGTCGAGCAAGTAGCCCTTGGGGGCCTTGATTTCGGTCAGCTGATACCAACCGTCATCGAGGTCGGGGAGCTGGATGACGCCCAGCTTATCAGTCACATAGGTGCCGACGATTTCGCCGTTCATCTTAGCAACTTCAATCTTGGCACCTTCCAGACGCTTGCCGGACTCAGAGTCAACCTTGACGATGGTAAGGCCGCCGAGCGGCGTATCGTAGAAGGTGAGAGTCTGCGTGTCGTTCTTCTCAATCTTGACAGTCTGAGAAGGAGCGTCCATCAGATAGCCGTCGGGCGCGGTCACTTCCGTGACAACATAGGTGTCAGGGTCAAGGTCAACGATGTGGATTTGACCGTTGGCATCCGTGGTATAGAGGCCGTTGGTAGAGGTGGCACCGCCATCCTGTGCGACGAATCTGCCGTCGGAGGTCGTCACCTTAAAGGTAGCACCAGCCAGAGGCTCCTTGGTCACGCTGTCGCGCTTCTCAATGATAAGGCCGCCGGGTTTGGTGTCCTTGAACACGATGGTCTGCGTATCGCCGGACGTTACGGTAATCGTGCGGGTCGGGTCATCAATGAGATAACCGTCGGGAGCCTTGATTTCCGTAATGATGTAGTTGCCGGGACGGACGTTGGTGATGGTGATTTTACCGTCAGCGCCGGTGGTGAAGATGCCGTTGCTGGTGAGGTTGGTATCACCGATGACGCCGTTCTGACCGACTTCGCAGCCAGCGGCGGTGGTCACGCGGAACTCAGCGCCGGGGAGCAGCTCGTTGGTCTTGCTGTCACGCTTCTCGATGATGATTTTGCCATAGGGAGCGTTGGCGAAGGTCAGCTGAACGACCTTGCCAGCCTGCGTGGTAATGGTCTGAGGCGTTGTGTCGATAGCAAAGCCGTCAGGAGCCTTGGTTTCCGTCACAACAATGGCCTTGTTCGCTTCGAGACCGGTAATCAGGATAGTGCCGTCAGCACCGGTAGTGAACACGCCGTTGGAGTCACCGACCACGGTGCCATCCGCGTAACGCACGTCAAAAACAGCGCCTTCAAGCATCTTGTCGGGGTTCTCCGTGCAGACCTTCTTAATGAGCAGGGAGCAGGTGCTGGGGTTGGCGAAAGTGATGGTCTGGGTATCGCCAGCAGTGATTTGAATGGTGCGGGAAGCATTCTTACCAATCAGGTAGCCATCAGGTGCCTTGACCTCAGTAATGGTGTAGTGGCCGGGAGTCAGGCCCTTAATGATGATGCGTCCGTCACCGCCGGTCACGAAATGGCTGTCAGAGGACAGCGTGCCGGACTCGATAGTGAGGTCGTTATGGATGTTGCCATCTGCGCCGACTTCAGTACCGTCGGACTTGCGGATGATGAACTCAGCACCGGGGAGCAGCTTGCCAGTTGCGGCATCGGTCTTTTCGATGACCAGTTCGCCCTTGGGTGCGTTCTTGAAGGTGATGGAAACGACCTTGCCGGACTTGATGTCGATGGTTTGAGCCTGACCGTCAATGATGTAACCGGCAGGAGCCTCAATCTCAGTCACGATGATGGTCTTTTCCGGTTCAAGACCGGCAATGGTGATTTGTCCGTTCTCGTCGGTGGTGAAGATGCCATTGTCATTGCCGAGCAGCGTACCGTTGGTATACTGAACACGGAACTTAGCGCCAGCGAGCACCTTCGTGGGATGCTTGGCATCGACCTTCTTAATCAGCAGCGTACCGTCAGGAGAGTTATCAAAGGAAACCGTGATAACGTCTTGCGCCTTGCCGGAGATATAGACGGTCTTGGGGCCTTCAACGATGTTATAGCCGGGAGCGGGCTTGACTTCCTCGACGATGTAGGTGCCAGCCTTGAGGCCGGTCCAGGAGCACACGCCGTTCTGGTCGGTCACTTTCTCACCAATTACCGTACCGCCCGTACCGGACGTGCCGCCGAGGTAACGGAGCTGGAAGGTAGCGCCGGGAAGCGCCTTGCCATTCACGCCGTCCTTCTTCATCACGATGATGGCGGAGAGCGGAGTGTCCTTAAAGGTAAGCTCTGCGTTATCGTCTCCCTTGAGGTAAATCTCCTGCGTGGAGGGTTCGTCCAGCTGATAGCCTGCGGGAGCTTCCACTTCCGTGAAGCGATACCAGCCTTCCTTCAGGTGGTCGAGATGGATAATGCCGTTTGCGTCGGTGTACTTGGTGCCGAGGCTCTCATAGGTTCCTGCGGGAGAGCCGGTGCCGCCAGTACCGGCGTAGAAGATTTCGAACTTTGCGCCCTCAACGCCGCCGCCAACGATGGAATCGACCTTCTTAACGGTGATTTCGGGCTTCTTGAGGTTCACAACATCAATACCGACGTTCGTGACACCTGCGTTGACCTGGAACTCATGCGGAGTCTTGTCGAGGATGTAGTCGTCCGGGCAATCCGTTTCAACAGCAACATAGATGCCGGGTTCCAGATTGGGAACCGTCAGCTTGCCCTGACCGTCCGTGGTGAAGTGGCCGAGAGACTGGCCGCCCTTCTTGGAAATCTCGAAAGTCACACCAGCGATGGGGTGGTTGTTCGAGTCATGCTTGAAGAGGGTGAAGTCAGTCTTGGGGACGTTCTCAAAAGTGAGGGTAAAGGTGCCGCCGGCAGTCAGCTCAACCGTCTGCTTCTCAGGGTTCAGGTTGTAGCCCTTGGGAACGGCAGTTTCTTTCACTTCGTAAGAACCGGGCGTCATATTCTCAAGGAAGATGCGGCCGGCACCGTCCGTGGTGAGAGTCTCGTGGTAGGTTCCGTCGATGCTGCGGATGTCGAAGGTGCAGTTGGCGACAGGCTCCTTGGTCACGGAGTCGATTTTCACGATTTCGAGACCGGGCTTTCTGTGGTTGGTCGCCTCGACCGTAACGGTCTTGTTGCCCTGAATGTCAGCCGCGCTCACATAGGCCGTCACAGGCTCGCTGTTGACGACGTAGCCCTCCGGAGCGTCCTTCTCGACGAACCAGTAGGTGCCTTCCGTCACGTTCGGGACGGTGATGGTTCCCGCAGCGTCGGTCACAGCAGAGAAGAGGGTTTGACCGTTCTTAATGACCGTGAACAGGCAGCCGGGAAGAGGATTATTGGATTCGTCCTTCTTCAGAAGCTGAACCTTGACCTTGGAATCGTTCTCAAAGACCAACGTAACATCGCTCTTCTTATCCCAGTAGAATTCTTTCTTCTCATGGGGAGAGGGGAGAATGTAGCCTTCGGGAGCGCCAATTTCCTCGGCAATGTAGGAACCAACAGGCATCGTGTCCCAAGGCACGTCGGTGAGAGCGCCGCCAGCAACCGTCTGGCCCTCATACTTGAAGTTGTTGTCAATGCCAGTAATACGGATGGTCGCACCGGCCAGTCCCATCGTCGGAATGTCCTTATTCACCTTGCGGATGCTGCCGCTGGAAGTGGTAATGGGCGTGTCCGTCGCGGTCACGGTAACAGTCTTTTGACCGTTCATGGGGAGCGTCACCGTATAGGGGCCGGGGTTGTCGATTTGGTAGCCCTCCGGTGCCTCGGTCTCCGTTACCTGATAGGTTCCGGCTTTGAGGGGCTTGAACGTGTACGTTCCATCCTGACCAGTAACACCTGTCATGGGGAAGCTGGGGTCATCAGAGCCAACCATCGTAAGAGAGAAGGTAGCACCGGGAAGTCCCTTAGTGGGATTGCTGGAGTCAACCTTCTTGACAACAATTTGGTAATCATCAATGGTTGGCTCCCCCCTCGGTGTAGCAACCATGATGGCCTGAGTGTTGTCATTGGTGTAATGCTTCTTGCCATCCGGAGATGTTGCATTACCGCCAATGTAATGATACAGGGTCACGTCTACATCAGGCCAGCAATCCGGGTTGTCAATAACTTTGCAGCCTTTTTCATAGAAAGTAGTGGTGCCATATTTGTCCGTATAGATGTCGGAGTAACTGGTGCCATTCTTTGCGTTTGCAATATACATCAGCTCTTTGGCAATCGCCACCCTTTGTCCCTCTGCGTCAGAGGGAATGGCAGCACCCTGACCCAACGCGCGCCAGCAGAGGGCCTGAATCCAAGCATTGTGATACCGAATCATGTTTTGGTCCGTCCACAACTGGCTGCCGAACTTTGCTTTGTAGGCGTCCGTCATGTACTTGGCATCCGTCATGCAGTAATAATAGCCAATCATCATTTTGATGAAGCTATTTGTTACCGGCTCCGGATTGCCCCATTTCTTACCAATCAGCGTATTGCCAAGCTGCTTGCCGTGCTCGGCGCAGAAGCCAACCTTGGTCTTCCCGCCAACATTCATGTTGATGATGTGGAGGTAGAGCGGCTTATCAAAGCTGGGAGAGTTGTACGTCTTGCTTCCGTCTGTGTCGAGAAAATAGTCGCTTTTCTTCAACGTGATTTCACTCGGCATATTTTCCGAAGAAGCCGCAAATGCGCTGGTCGGAATGAGGCCAATGACGCAGATTGCCGTCAGAAACAAAGACAGCAATCTTGTCCCGATTTTTGTTCTCACATAATCAATCCTTTCATTGTTATTTTGAGGAATTCAGCATTATCCCTCACTGACGCTAATTATACCACCTAATAATTCAATAGTCAATTTTTCGCACAGATTATTTGTGAGAAATTTAATTTCGCAATCATTCGTACATGGTGCAATTAAAAAAATGCGAGGGCAGGATTCCTGCCCTCGCAGCAACTTATCCGCGATAGATTATCGTTGCTCTGAAACGATACTTCAATTTGCAATCGGCAAAGATTGCAGCAAGGAATAGAGGTAGCAATTTGTCTCGATTTTTTGTCTCACTTGACACTTCCTACAACTAAAGTTGGGGGATTCCTGGTTCAACGACCGCAGCCTGCACGAGCGAGGTCTTATATGGTCTCCCCAGGCGTATCGGTTTGGGCGTGTCCCGCCCTACCATGAGCAGAAAGTATATCAGGCTGCGGATACCCGCTTGCGAAGCCCTTCTTCCAGGATGTTCTGCGCCGCGTTGATGTCGCGGTCATGGAACGCGCCGCACTGCGGACAGGTCCAAAACCGGATGCCGAGGTCTTTGACCTCTTTGTTTTGATATCCGCAACAGCCGCAAGTCTGGCTGGATGGGAAGAACCTGCCGATGATGACGAGTTCCTTGCCATACCAGTCAGCCTTGTAGGCAAGCTGCCTGCGGATTTCGCCCCATGCGGCGTCCGCAACATGGAGCGCGAGCTTGTGGTTCTTCATCATGTTTTTGGAGGACA